AGCTTGGGAACGCGAACTCCGACAATCTATGGCGACCTGCCGCCGTGGCCGCAATACGACGATCACTGGAGCTACCAGATGGCCAAGATGGATCACTGGCAGGAGACCTTAATCCTGAATATCGGGCAAAAGCTATCTCCAACCTCGCCCACAACCTCCATCACCTCGGACGTAACGTCGAAGCCAAGGACCTTGCACTGAAGGCCCTGAAGATGGACGACAAGCTGGCCAATGCATGGCTTACGCTATCGCTGGTGCAGAACGTACAGGGGAACCTCGGCAATGCAGAGATTTCGGCGGCCCGTGCGATGTCACTGGGCAGGACCCCGGCCATCGAGATTGGTTTGGCATTCTCGCAGATGTACCAAGGGAAATACAAAGAGGGTTTGGCACATTTTGAAGCCCGGTACGAATATGTATTACGCCATTTCCTCGAATACCCCTATCCACAGTGGCACGGCGAAGCGGGCGCTACAGTCGCTGTAATGACCGATCAGGGCATGGGAGACGTGATCTCCTTTGCGCGCTTCCTGCCAGCGCTGATCGAGCGTAGCGCCTTCGTCCACATCCGGGTTCATCCGGAGTTGGTGAAGCTCTTGAAGGTCCAGCTGCAGCGCTACCAGAACATCTCCATCGAGCCGGTGCCGTGCGCCTATCCTCCGGCTGACTTCTGGACGACCTTCATGTCGATTCCCACGGCCCTTGACCTGTCCGACGAGGAGATCAGAGATGCTAAGCCATTGCCTTGTCCTGATTTCCGGACTGACGCTTCTTGGAAATCCCCAGACCGTGACTTCCACATCGCTGTTACCTGGACTGGCAGCAACGCCAACTGGATTAACGGCCATCGATCTTTCCCGATGGAACAACTCCTTGAACTGTATCGCATTCCGGGAATACAGATATATTCCCTGCAGGTCGATGCTGGTCAGCCGGGAGACTCCAGCATGCAAATCCATGAGAAGGGAGCCGCAACCCTGATCCGGGACATGCGGCCCTACATCCGGGACGTGACCGACACCATGGCAATCCTGAACGAGATGGACCTCGTCGTGACCTGTGAGAGCATCCTCGGCCACATTGCTGGCTTGATGGGGATCGATACCTTTATCCCCTACAGCTACAACGGCGGTGACTTCCGGCTGGGACGCAAGGAAGATGGTGCGCTCTGGTACCCCAATCACCGCATCTTCAAGCAGACCTCCGAGGCCAAATGGGAACCTGTATTCGAGCGCATCATTCTGGCCATCCGGCAGAAGATGGAAGCCAAGAAGCAGCAGAGGAGGGTGGCATGATGGCTAGCGTTAGGGTGAAGATTGCGGTCGCCGTGGACCCCACGGGCCGTTGGTATGCCCACAGCTATGGCGATGCCGAAGCCGTGGCTTACCCGGATAATCATGACGAAATGCTGGAGTTTGTCGATGTAGTGGAGCAGTGCGGGCCAAGCGAGGCATGGTTCTGGGTTACGGCTGAGCTGCCAATTCCGGAGCCAAAGGAGGTGGCTGGCGAGATTGTGATGGTCAAGGATGGCTGATCAGAAAGGTATAGATTGGCGTAACGTCTTCAGTACTAACATCATCCGCGTAGGCTATGACTTCGACACCAACGAGTTGTTAGTGGAATGGAAGCGCACCGGCAAGATATCGGCTTACGGTCCAGACTTCCCCTTCACCGAGTTCGAGAAGGTCTCCAAAGCCCCATCTGTGGGCAGCATGGTAAAGAACGATGTGGTTCCGAAGTATTCTCACCGGTATTTGACAGAATGACAGCGTTTGAAAAATGGCTGACTGAGGCACCTTATCCAGCTCCTCCACGCATCCTCGTAGCTGGCTCTGCCTATGTCCATGATGAGGGCCTGCGTGAGCTATGCAAGCTATGGTCAAGGGTAGTCCAGCATCTGGACCCCAATGTGGACATCGTGATCATCGACAGCGTGTCGCCGTTCGAGCCTGCGGTGTTTCTGGAGTGGCCAGTTACGATAGAAGGTTATGATGATTATAGGGATGTTCGCGGTCATCAGAAATGGATTTACCGCTTCAAGGAAAACATCGGACACCTCTCCCGTGGCGGTCAGGATGGAGCTGGCCGCACCTTCTGCAAGAGCATCGAGCTGGGAATCGAGGGCGGGTATGATTATGTGGCAATCATTGAAACTGACCTCATCTTCCTCCGGTCAATTACTGACATATGCAAACGTCTTCAACGTACAGGAACTCCTATTGCCGCTGTTGGGAATCAGCAATACCAATTTCCTGAATTCGGCGTCTGCTTTGTCGATTGTAGCTGGGCAAAGGAATTCGATTTTGTCGGGAAATACAACTGGCTCTCGTCGCAGCCATGGCCCATTCCTGAGATAAGGATCATGAACATCGTGCAGGACTATCTGATGCTCCTGCCGATCTACGGAATCCGCGTTGATCAGACTGGTCTTACGGCACAGACTATCCAGAACTACTTTCCTTATTTCGCCCCAGCATGGGTTACCCACGCACAAAGCCTTGACGTGTATTTCAAGGCCATCATGATGAACAACCTAACTCTTCCTTGAGGTTCAAATGCGCTTCACCATCCCCGCCATCAACAATGACTACTATGACGAGGACTATCTGCGTGTCTTCGGCTTCAAGAGCCTCGGCAAGAACATCCGTGTTCACCGTTCCGTCGTCTTCATGAAGCCAGCTAACATCAGCATTGCTGACGATGTAACGATCATGCCTTACTGCGTCTTCGGTACCGGCAAGACCGATGTTGTGATCGACGTTGATCCGTTCCAGTATTTCGAAGGCAAGCCGGAGGAGTCGCCGCTCGATGCCGAGAAGCGCATCAAGGAATTGGAGGCTACATTGGCCTCCTATAAGGCCGCCAACAAGGGCAAGACCGGATCAGATCGATGACTGATGCAGACATCAAGCGTAAACCGACTGCCGTCTTTGGTGCGGGCGGCCACGGCCTTTTGATTGGAGCGCTACTGCTGGCATGCGGTGAGAAAGTGTTCTTCCTGGATGACCGCATGGATGCCCTGCTGGCAGTCGAGAATATCGGGGCATTGCTGGTTGGTGGTTCGGAGAAGCTGGAAGACTCGCGCTTCCTGCGTAGGCATGATCTGTTCATAGGTATAGGTGACAACCAGAAGCGAAGACACTTTAGCGAATTAGCATCCAAATTCGGGGCGCATCACTCCATTCTCATCGATCCCGATGCTACGGTAATGAATGGTTCCATACTGGATAGCGGCGTAGTTGTCATGGCTGGGGCTGTGGTCTCTCACGATGTAAGATTGGGCCGGTCAGTCATCGTCAACACCAGCGCCTCAATTGCCCATGGCTGCATCGTTGGGGACTATGCCAACATATCCGATGGTGCGCGGCTATTGGGTGAAGTCAGGGTGGGCGAGATGGCATTCATCGGCGGCGGAGCTATCGTGCTGCCAAAAATCAGGATCGGTGACAGGGCCATTGTCGGTGCTGGTGCGGTCGTAACCAAGGATGTTCCAGATGGGTTCACAGTCGTCGGCAATCCAGCCCGTACAGTCAGTCATTCCGATAGTGAGGCCGTACTTCCCGGCACTGGAGACAATATCGTCAAGATTATCCCGGGCGCTAAATGAAGGCTGCATTACCAACAACGGCCCCTACGTTCAGGACTTCGAGGCGCTGCTAGCCAAGTATCTCGGCGCTCCGGTGCTGTGCTTTGGCTCCGGTCAGGCTGCGCTGACGGCCATGCTGATGGCCAGTGAAATCCAGGGGCAGGAAGTGATCATCCCCTCATTCACTTTCGCCGCCACCCCAAACGCCGTACTTGCTGCTGGCGGCATCCCCGTATTTGCTGATGTCAGCATCGACACCCTGACCCTCAGTCCCATTGATGTCGAGAAACGGATTACGGAGCAGACGGGTGCTATTCTGGCGGTCGATGCTTATGGCATTGGCGCGGATTACCAAATACTCATCAAGATTGCCAAAAAGCACCGAATTAAGCTTCTTCGCGATAGCGCACCAGCCTTCGGCACCATCTGCTCCGGACAGAACGATGTCACCGGGATTTATTCGTTTCATGCGACAAAGGCCTTTGCGGTTGGTGAGGGTGGTTGTATAGTATCGCATGACGAAAGCCTGATGGCCAGAGCCAAGTTGATCAGGAACTTCGGCCTCGACAAAAACCATGCATGGCGGCTTCCAGGAATCAATGGCAAGATGACAGAGATCAGCGCCATTATCGGCATCCAGAGCCTAAAGGGATGGCCTGACAGGCTGAACGAGCGGCAGAAGGTCAAGGCGCGGCTGGATGCTGTCCTGACCGGTATCGATGGGCTAACGGTGATCATGACGCCTGCTGGACAGTCTGTCTCATGGTGCTACGCCCCTGCTCTCATCGACCCCATAGCGTTCGGATGCTCCCGCGACGAACTCCAGCGCCAGCTTGAGGCCAATGGCATCTATACCCGCAAGTATTACCCGGCTTGCCACATGGAGAACTTTATTTCGGACAGCGACCCGCTGGGATCAGACCTCCGGGGAATCGGGTTACCACGAACTGAGCGGTCAGCCAGTCAGGTGCTTGCCCTCCCCTGCTACGAGTCCATGACCATGACCGAATGCCAGCGCATCGGTGATACCATCCGCAATATCCAGAACATGGTCAGCACGGTATATTCATGAATTTACAAGATCGGATTGACGACCTTGAGGAAGCGTTGCAGCGGATCATTCAGTGGTCCGAAGCATATCCGCCCGACATTTTCCATGAGCCATCTGCTGAGGAATGCCGCCGCGCCCACAAATTACTTACAGCTAATGGCATGACGCTGGATGCCTTTAGTGCGAGCATGGGAAGACATTGCCTCAAAGGCATTGGTGATATTGCTCGCGGAGTCTTAAAATGCGATGTTTTGTGAGCGGGTCCGGCGGGTATATTGGCATGGTGCTATGCAAACAGCTTGTGAAGGAAGGTCACGATGTCACTGCTTTTGATCGTTACTTTTTTGGTCATAAGCCTGATGGCTGTCGCATTGTCGTGGGTGATATACGGACTGTCGGGGCCGAGACACTAGAGGGCCATGATGTTGTGGTTGATCTGGCTGGGTTATCGAATGATGCCGCTTGTGAGATCGACCGCAATTTTACATCTGCTATAAACTTTTATGGGGGCAGGAATCTGGCTTCATGGGCGGTTGGCTCTGGCATTGGCCGTTATGTATATGCCAGTTCAGCGTCGATATATGGACATGGAGAGAAATCCGGACTCACGGAGACTGATGAAACCAATCCACTGACTGATTATGCCAAAAGCAAACGCTGCATGGAGGAGGAATTGTCCGATGACTTTTTCTCCAAAATGGAAATAGTCATCCTGCGCAATGCCACGGTCTTTGGCGTCTCGCCCCGCATGCGCTTCGATCTTGCTGTCAATGTCATGACCATGCGTGCATGGCGGGACAAGGTGATCTACGTCATGGGCGGTGGCGAGCAGTGGAGGCCCTTCATCCATGTCGAGGACGTGGCCAGAACCATCATCTGGGCGCTGACAGCCCGCAAGGAGGTGGTGGCAGGCCAGACCTTCAATGTGGGTTCCGCTGACAATCAGGTCACCGTGGGGCATCTGGCCACCATGGTTGCCAACTACTTTCCGGATGCCAAGATACACCGCATCCCAGACGAGACCGACCAGCGCAGCTACCATCTGTCCTTCGACAAGTTCTTCAAGGCATCCGATCTGCGCAAGTTCAAGACCATAGATTATGGCATCACCGAGATCATGCGGGCCCTGAACAATGGCTCCATCGATCCTAATGATCCACGCACCATCACCCTGAACTGGTACAAATCCATGCTAGAGTGGAAAGATCGGCTGGATACCCTCTCAAAGGATGGACCCATTCTGTGACCCGCGAAGAAATAGCTGACCGCTTCAGGAAGATGGCCGATCAGATCGAGGCCAACAAGGAGTACCCTTTCGGCGGGGCTTTTGTTATGGTGCCGCCACAGGACCTTGAGCCTGTGGAACTTCTCATCCTCGATACCCGTCAGAATGCCCACCAGTTCTACGCCAACATCAAGACCTTGGGCGAGGAAAGGGCCATGCTTCTGGGAGAAGAAGAACTCCGCAGGAAGGCATACGGAGTTAGGTAATGTACGTTGAGGAAGATGGCGCAACAGGCTGGACACATGGCAAGCGCCTCGCCTTCGAAGACAGCTTCCGCACCTTCCTTAACCACGTCACCATCAACTCCAAGGACACCGGCCCCACCATCCTCGGGGAGCATCTCTTTGACGCCCAGGAGCGGTTCATCAAGTTCGTGTTCGATGGGCTTGAGCATAACATCCATGACTTCTATGTGCTCAAAAGTCGGCAATTGGGCTCGTCTGTTATCTCCAGAGCCTTCTCGGTCTTCTGGCTTGGCATGCACCCCGGCCTGACCGGCGGCATCGTGTTTGATACCGACAGCAACAAGTTATCAGCACGCCGCGAGATCGAGAACATGATCCGGGACTTGCCGCCGGAAATGGGTTTCCCGAAGATTGCCAAAGCCAACCGCAACGGCATCGAACTGTCGAATCAATCAACCATCCTGTTCATGTCGGCCGGTGTGAAGAAAAGCCGTGGCAGTGGTACTCTGGGCCGGTCGCTGGGGCTATCCTACTCGCACGCCTCAGAACTCTGTTCCTACGATAATCCTGAAGGCTTGGTTGCCTATCGAAAGGCGCTGTCGCAAGTTCATCCAAATCGACTGTACCTCTACGAATCCACCGCCAGAGGCTACAACGACTGGTACCATATGTGGGTCGAGGCAAAGGCTGATGCCGCCCAAAAAGCATGCCTGTTTTTGGGATGGTGGAGCAAACCGACGCAGCGGATCAAGAAGACCCATTCTGACTTTTCTCGCTATGGCATCCAGCTTCCTACCCCAAAGGAAGCCGAAAAAATCAAACAAGTGCGGGAGCAGTACAATCACCAGATCACTCCGGAGCAGTTGGCTTGGATCAGGAAGGACAGCGATCCCCTTGCCAAGCTGATGGAGGGAGAAAAGGCGGTTGAGTATGAGGCATCATCATACCAATTGGCCGAACAGCCCTGGACGGAAGAAGACAGTTTTCAGCAGAGCGGATCGACGTTCTTTGCCCCCGAATCACTGAAAGTGCTGACCGATGAGCAAGCCAAAAACCCCAAGAGCTATTACGCCTTCGCTACCTTTGCCGAGTTCATTGATACCTCTGTCCATCAGGTCACCAATCCAAGAGTCGCTCACCTCAAGGTGTGGGATGAGCCAATCGATGACGGAGCTTACTACGTGGTGGCCGCTGACCCAGCTTGGGGCATGCGAGAGAAGTCCGACCGCTCCGCCCTTCAAGTGCTACGCTGTTATGCTGACGGATGCGACCAAGTAGCTGAGTATGCGTGGCCTTTGGTCGGTACAAGGCAGTTCGCGTGGTCCATACTGGCTATCGCGGCTTGGTACGCTGGGCACTCCAACGACGTGCGGCTGATCGTGGAGATGAATGGCCCTGGTCGCCCGGTCTGGGATGAGGTGAACTCGGTCAAGCGCCACATTGCTTCCGGCTACCAGCCCAAGGAGGTGGACGCGCTGGGGCTGAAGCGGATATTCGGCAACGTCCGCAACTACATCTTCACCCGTAATGATTCCCTCGATCAATCCAAGAGCTGGCAATGGATCACGGCAAAGGGTGACGGCCCCTCAAGCAAGGTGCGCCTGATGGAGCGCATGCGGGATGCTACCTCGACCCAGAAGGTGAGAATCAGGTCCATAGACCTCATCAACGAGATGAAGGGTGTGCAGCGCGGCGAGGACAACTCCATCGAGGCCCTCGGCAACAGCAAGGACGACCGGGTGCTGGCCATGGCGCTGGCTCTGATGTGCTGGGACGAGCGGCTGGTTCCGGCCCTGTCCAGCCGCAAGCGGACCCGGGAAGCAGAAGAAAATCGCCGCAAGCTCACACTTCAGGATATGTATTCGCTGTATACGGAGCGCCAGTTCAACGATGTGCTGCGCCGCAAGACACTGGATCGCAAGGCAACTCTGCGCCAGATGAAGCTGCAGGCACGGCTATATGGGAATCGAAGGTGAGCATGATCGGAATACGCTGCCATCTCTGCCGCGAGCGCTTCAGCTGGGACATCATGAAGGGCTATCCAACCCATTGTGAGTGCTGCAAGCAGTTCATCGGCATTGCTGAGGACGCCCCAGAAGTAGCCACCCCTTACATTTCGACCCAAAAGAAGCGGGGCAATACCGACGCCATCTATCGTGACATGGAGAACAAATCAGTGGCCCGTGCCGAGATGGCTGCCGCCGAGACGGGCCAAACCATGGCCGAGGTCTCCCACCTCAAGATGACCGACATGAAGGATAATCTGAAGGAGGGTGATCAGGCCTTCTCGAATAATCTCCAGAACAATCCTGTCCATCAGGCCATGCAGCAGGCTCCCGCTGGGGCCACGGGCTTCAGCAGTGCCAAGGCCATGGCTATCCAAGCCAGCGCCGGAACCAGGGTAGGGCCATTGCCTAATGCCGGAACAAACTTTATTCATGGCATGGGCGGTTTGCGAGACAAGCACTCCAGCAAATACCACGCTCCCGTCTCCAGTATGCCGGGGAATGGCACAAGGATCAGGTGAAGATCACGATGGATTGCTCAGACTGGCAACCATACTTCGCGTGGGTACCGGTCTACGTGGATGCCTATGAGGTTGGGGAGATCAAGAATGGCAAGACGCGTTACCTAAAATGGGGTAATGTCGAGCGCAGACTGTGCATCAGAGTAGAAACTGAGGATGAGTCCCAATTCGGGGTTAAATATCCAGTTTGGCGCTTCCGTCTGGCTAGGAAACCATTATGAATTTTGCATCGCACGTTCCGTGGTATCGTCGGTTTGTCTTTGGCGACCCGTGGCCTAACAAAACCTCATGGAAGGTTCTAGAGGCTGACGTGCGAGGCTCGTGGTTAATTGTAGAGCGGCATACGCGAGATTGTACCTGTTCCTACTGTCGCAATGAACACGGACGCGGGGTGCTTTGGCTACCCCAAGACAGAAAGCGTGGCTGGCGTGTCATCAATCTATTCCACTGGCTATACATCCGCTGGATTCCGGGTAGGGAACCAAAATGAAGTCGGAGATATTCTCCCGAAATCTAGCTCTGGATGATGAGCAGCGGTTAGCCAAGAAAGGTCGATGGCGTTTACTGTGTCTGGTTTTGCCTCATAATTGGCACCATACTCACCTGTTTGATGAGCCGCCTGACTATAATCTACCTTATGGCATGCATAGAGGCTCATCACACTATGCTGGCATCTGTCGGCGTTGCGGTGCTCGCGATCTATTCAGCGGCTCTTACCGGCCCTTGGAAACCAAGGAAGATTTTTAGATGCTCAACATACCCAGTGACCGGAAGCAGCTAGTCGTCTGGGCGCAGAACCTGATCGAGGCTTGCCGGGCTAGTTCCGGCGACCGGGCTTCGCTCTATCGGTTGCTGGCGACACTGGTCGAAACCGGCACCGACGATCCTGCCGTCCGCTCCCGCATGAACCTGATGTACCACCATCTGCGCCGCACCGAATCGCATCTGTTCAGCCCGATCCAGATGCAATTTGCCATCGATTTCGAGCGGGAATATCCACGGGAAATCTATGAGCGCGGTCAGGCGGTTGGCCGGGTTTTGACCCGCAACTGGGCGCTGAACGACACCGACCGGGCCTTTGCACAGGGCGTATTCGAGGCGCTGAAGTACGGGGCCTGCATCCTCAAGCAATGGGTTGAGGAATCAGGCCCCAAGCGCACGCCAAGATACCGCCGCAAGCTGATCATGCCGTGGCAGTTCGGCGTCTACCGGGAGGACGAGAATGATCTCGATCTCCAGGATGCCATGTGTGAGACGACCTACCTGTCGATGCCACAGATATGGCAGCGCATCGCCCATCTGCCTGATGCCAGCAACTTGTTTAAACGCATCCAGTCTCATGCCCAGCGCGGTACGGCTCCCGATGACCCCTCCAGCTTCCTCGGCAATATCCTATCGACCAACACCATCAATACCTCCGGCAATACGATTGCTGGTGCTGGTTCTCCGGGTGGTGTGGCTATATTCGGTGCTCCGTCTGCTCCTACGCCGGGAGCATCTGTGGACATTGATCTGGTCAAGTTCCACGAAATCTGGGTCAAGGGTCCGGAAGACTACGTCACCATCCAGATCATCGACCCCGATGTCCTGATCATGCCGTATTTCTCCGGCGACATCATGACGCGGAAGACCAACGCCCTGATCCCCGGCAAGATCAACAGCGGCATTCATCCCTACACCCTGATCCAGCCCAACGAGACCTCGGGCAACTTCTGGGGCCGCAGTGAAATCATTGATCTCATCGAGCCGCAGGTCATGATCACCCAGACCACCAACGATGCTCGCCGATTGTTCGGGCTTCAGGTGGACAAGTATTTGGCCTTCACCGGGGTCGATGGCGATATCGATGAAGTCTATGACAGCATGCGTTCGGCTGGTTATTCGAACCTTGGCCAGAATGGTCAGGTCAACGATCTAACACCTAAATTCCCGCCGGAAACACTGCCTTACATCAAGTCGCTGATTGACAGCTTCAACATCATCGGCGGCTTCCCGTCCGTGATGCAGGGTGAGGGCGATGCCGGTGTGAGAGCCGGGTCGCACGCCGATACACTGCTGAAGACCGGTTCGCCGCGTCTACGGAGCATGTCTCTGGCGGTAGAGCGCAACTGTGCCAAGGCTGGCAGCCTGACCCTTGATCTGGCTGAAGCCAAGGACGGCTCAAATTACTGGACCAATGGCAAGACGATGGAATCCATCAAGGACACGGAATTCATCCTGAGCGATCTTCCGGATGACCGCCATGTTATTGTCGATTCCCACAGCACTTCCCCGATCTTCATGGATGACCATGAGCAACTGGTAGCCTTCGGAGCCAAGCTGGGCTGGATCGGAGCCGAAGAAGGTATCGACATGATGCCGCTCCCCAACAAGGAGCTGCTGAAGGCCAAGTATGCAGAGCGCCAGGAAGCCGCTGCCAAGGAAAAACAAGAGATGATGCAGCGCTATCCTGACCTTGGAGAGAAGGTCGCGCTGAAATCCATAACCGGCAGGAAATAATGATTGCAGCGCTCTACGTGGCTAAAAACGGAAGCTATATCGACCTGCCTGATGTTGACCCGTGGACTGAGGCTCGTGATGCACGTCTCTATGCTGGTCCACACCCGGTCATCGCTCATCCGCCGTGTCAGCGTTGGGGAAAGATGTGGTTTGGGTCCCCTTTCGCCGTCAAACGAACAGGTATTCGTAAAATCAAGGGAGATGATGGTGGCTGTTTCGCTGCGGCGCTTGCTTCAGTAAGAAAATGGGGAGGCGTTCTGGAGCATCCACATGGAAGCCACGCTTGGGCACACTTCGGTCTTAACAAGCCGCCACGGCAGGGCGGCTGGATAGCTGCCGATTTCGAAGGCGGCTGGACTTGTTGCGTTGAACAGGGGCGCTATGGCCACTATGCACGCAAGCCGACATGGCTTGTCGCCTATCATTGCGAGTTGCCAGAACTCGACTGGGGTGAGAGTGAGCCGAATTATGATCCAGAGATCGTTGCGCGGGTGGGATTGCAGCGAGCCAAGCGCCTTGGCGAGGTTTGCGGAAGGGGTGGAGGCGTGGACAGCAAGCCGAGAATTTCGACGCCAGAACCATTCCGTGACTTACTTCTGTCGGTTGTCCGCACGGCAAACGCCTCGGAACTGGCTGCTTGACAGCGAAATCAAAGCCCTATACCGATTGCTTTGCCTAGACGTTTAAACGAGGACGCTAAGTTAAGCATGGCCCTACCCGGTCTCGCATCCACGATGCCAGCGTCAGCCACTCCTCCCATGGCGGGCGCTGGTGGCGCTCCGCCGCAGAAGACCCCTCCCTTCGGTTCGTCACCCGCTGTGACCCCGAATGCGAATCAGGGCTTTCAGGTAGCCGGGATGATGAAGGTCGGTACCGCGCTGAAGATTCTGACCGGCGCATTGAACGATTACGGCCCCACCTCCGAGGAGGGCCAAGGAATTCTGAAGGCGCTTACGTCGCTTTCAAAACTGGCCAAGCCGGGTTCTGTCAGCCCGGCGGGTGAAGCTAACCAGCTTCAGAAGGCTCAACTGCAGAACGCGCAGAACAGCTCTCTGATGGCTGCCACGAAGCAGGGAATGGACCAGCAGCAGGCTGGTGGCCCCGGAGGCGCTCCACCGCCTCCCTCGCCGCCGCCCGGTGTCGGTTAACAAGGGAGAAGACAATGGCTGTCGATATCTTCAAGAATTCCACGATGAAGCTGCCCAAGTCCGACAAGCAGATCGTGCGCGTAGACATGGAAGAGGACGAGCTTCAGGGCCGCAAGGACCATCTTCCGAACCAGGAGAAGTCCGACATCCTGAGCATTTCCCACGTCACCAGCCGGAAGTGATCCATGCCCGTCGAGGTCGATGAACACCAGTTAGCCAATCTTCAGAACACCGCGAAGATTGTGCAGGGGTTGCTTCAGAACCCGAAGACCCGTGGCAAGGTGCTGGCCGCCTACAAGGAGGCCCATCCCAACGCCCACGTTCCCGAGATCGACTCCCAGGTTCCGGTGATGCAGCGCATCCAGGGCATCGAGAATGCCGTGGTGCAGTTCATCAACGAATCCAAGGCCCAGAACCAGCAGAAGGAAGTCGATCAGCAGATTTCCCGGCTCAAGGCCGACCAGGAGAAGGGTCGCAAGCTTCTGAAGGACAAGGGCTATACGCCAGAAGGCATCAAGGCTCTGGAAGAGTTCCGCGATACCAAGGGTCTTGTCGAATACGAGGATGCAGTTCGCCTCTACGAACTCGACAACCCTCCGCCCCAGGTCAACGATCCATCTGGCCTCGGCGGCCACAACTTCTTCGAAGCCATCAAGCACGAAGCCGACCAGAACGATTTCCACAAGCATCTATTCGAGACCCAAGGCAACAACGATGCCGTGGTGGAACGTGAAGCCATGAATGCGATCAGAGAACTCAGGGGCGCGGGTTCGCGTCGGTAACTAGGAGATAGACCATCATGCCGATCAGCGGTACCGGGGTTGTCCCGTCAGGGCAATTATATACTGAGTTGGCCGCCGTCACGAGACGGGCTTTTGTTCCTCAATTAGTTGTCCAGCTGTACTATGCCTCCCCGTCCCTCTTCTACATGATGGGCAATGCGCAGAAGGCGGCGGGCGGCCTCAATCAGGTCACCGTGCCTGTTCAGGGCCAATCCATGGTGCAGGGCAACTTCACCGGTTATGGTGGTGGTTTCCCGCAGCCCGTGGTCATCCCCGGCGTGCAGGACGGCCAATGGAATCTGGCCTACTGGGTGGTTCCGATCCCGATCCCGTTCGGTGAGAGTGTGATCCAGTCCACCGAAGCGGTCATCCCGCTGCTCAAGGCCCGCATGAACGACGCTTATGCGGTGACGAAGCAGAAGATGGCTTCGCTGCTCTACACCAACAACAGCGCCAACCCGCTGTATCCGGACAGTTTCCAGTCCGCGTTCGACAACGGCACCAACTTTGCCACCTACGGCGGCATCAACCGCACCACCACCGGCAATTCGTTCTGGCAGGGCCAGTACATCAATCTTGCCGCCACCCCCTACACCGGGTTCTCGATTGCCACGCTGGGCATGAGCAAGACCTCGATGTCCACGGTGCTGGCCAAGGTTACCGATACCGCAGGCGGCGAAAAGCCCACGGCGGTCATCATGAACCCCGGCGATTACGCCACGCTGAACAACTCGATCACCGGCACCGAGAATGTCTTTGTCGATCCCAACAAGGAATACGGCGGTTCTTCGGCCTCGATCCGGTCTGTGTTCACCAACATCTACATTGCTGGCGTTCCGATCTTCGCGGACCACTTCTGCCCGCAGGGAAGCATGTTCATCTTCAACGCCAAGTACACCGCGATGTACCTGTCGGAGGATGCGGCATTCGACTTCTCCGGCTTCCAGAGCCTGATCCCGCTGAACCAGATCGGCCAGCAGGGCATCGTGGTCTGCGGCTATGATCTTCTCTCGACAAAACCGGTGTCAGGCGCTTGGGCGTATGGCATTGGCAACCCGGCCTTCTGAGGAGCACCGACAATGAGCGGAAGAATTTCAGGTTCCGGGGTAGGTCTCCAAATCCCCAGCTACTACTTTCCAACGGAGATCAATCCGGCCAACACGCCGCTTGATCTTGCCAGCGCCATTCAGGGCCTGTCTCCGGGGGATGCCATTGCGGTGCCCGCCGGTTCGTGGCTCCTGAACCCGGGTCCGTATTCGGTCATCCAGTTCATGGACCCCGTTACCCAGGTCTGGCGCGGGCTTAGTTCTGCTCTGGTCAAGACCGTCCCGGTCATCAGCGATGGTTTCAACTATCGGGTTGCCAACCTGACCGGTTGCCCGGTTACGGCGGTGGTCACCACGGGCGGCTCCGGCTACGTTCAGGCCTCCACCACGGTCACCTCGTCCTCGGGTGGCTCGACGTGGCGCGCGGTCGTGGGCGGCATGTGCTCGATCTCGACCATCTCCAATGCGGGTTCTGGCTACGGCATCCCGCCGATGGTGTTCATTGCATCCCCGCCGGTAGGTGGCGTGCAGGCATCCGGTTATGCCACCATCCAGACCGGAACCGTGTCAGCAGTTACCTTGACCAACGTAGGCGGCGGATATGTAACCGCACCGACCGTAGTCATCGTCACCAGCCCCTACGATCCGAACTTCATCGCTGGATCGACCATCGTTCAGGCTGTTGCGGCCATTACGCTGGTGGGCTCCGGTTCGATTGCGGCCATCGTCTGCACCGACAACGGTGCCTCGATTGCGGCAGCCCCGACCCTGACCATTGCCGGTGCCGGTACTTCCGGTGCGGCGACCGCGCTGCGGATGTCCACCTTCGTCTCGGCCACCGCTGCCTCGGCGGGGACGTGGACCGGTGGTGCCTACATGACCACGGTTGGTGGCGGTGCCGGTGCAACGGCCCAGTTCGCCAACCCGGCCATCGACGGTACGGCCTTCATTCCGCGACCGGCGCAGGTTCTGCTGTCGGGGGCGTCCTCGACCATTGCCAGCGTGGCCACGATCTACGATGGCGGCCTGTTCGTCAGCGCCCCGACCGTGGTGGTTGGTGCAGTCGGCGGCAACCTTACCCCGGCATCGGTGGTGACTGTCACCGCTACCTACGCTGGCGCGGCCGATACCTGCCTGTTGCAGCCAGCGCCATAGCTACTCCCAACGCAAGCCGTCATGCTTGTGAAACTCCGGCGGCATGGGTATCATCCTGTGCCGCCTTTTTCTTATCGGAGTCACGATGCTCGATCAGTACGTTCTCCGTACCCAGCAGCTTTTGCAAGCGCCCGCCGCCCCGACTGAATTGTACGCGGAAGCAGACATCATCCAGTGGGTCAATCAGGGCCGTGGCCAGCTTGCCGGTGAAGGCAAGTGCATCCGGGCTATCGGCACGTTGCCAACCGTGATCGGGCAGCGGGCCTACAACTTCTCCAGCATCAACTTCGGCACCAGCGCCATTACCGGCATTGCAGGCGCAATCAATGTTCGCAGCATCCAGGTTGGCGTCGGGGATGGGCTGAAATGGATCAATGCCCGTGGCTGGACGTGGTTCAACTTCTACAACATGAGCAACGTGACGCCTCAGCAGGGTGAGCCTGCAGAGTGGTCCCAACTGGCTCAGGGCACCACAGGTTCATTCTACGTCGATCCCCCACCGGATACCGTTTATACGCTGTCCTGCGACTGTGTGTGCCAGCCTATCGATCTGGTGGATGACACTACGGTGGAGGCGCTGCCCTATCTGTGGACCGATGCCGTGGCCTACTTTGCGGCCTATCTGGCCTTTCTGTCGGCGCAGTCTCCGGCTCGACAAAACGATGCAGCCCGCATGTTCGAGCACTACAGCACGTTCGTAGACCGGGCCCGTCAGTTCGCTACCCCGGATGTCAACTACACCATGTACCCACAATCAAAAGATCCAGCCCAGCTTGCCAAGCTCGGCCTGTCACCCAAGAGCGCCGCTGGAGGTGGCTAGTGGCCGACGACGACTATCAGACCCAGCTAACACCGGAGGAGGAAGGCCAGTTCCAGACGTGGAAAGGCCAGAACATGCCGCTGGATTCCGGCGCTGACTACGACCAGCGCGGCGCGTTCAAGATGGGGCTAACGGCTGGGCCAAACGGGCACTGGCCTGACACCTTCAAGAAGCCGAATCATCCTACCTTTAGCGACCAATCGATGTATTCTAGGTTTGCCCCTGAAAAGGCAGGACACTGGGAAGGCGAGACCTATATCCCGCCAGCAGGAGCTAACCCAATGGCAGACGAGAAAGAGCCGAAGCCTCAGCCTCAAAGCAATGCAGCACCAGCCGGGGGCAGTCCTTCCGGCGCAACGGAAGGCCCTGCTGGGACAGTCTCCATCCCTGGTGGATTGGCACAGTTTTTGATCAAGTTCATGAAGTCCAACCCTGACATTGCCCGTGAGATATCCACCCGCATGAATGCGGTCATCCATGGCCAGCAGCTTCAGGGCCTGAAGGCGGCTAGTGCTCCGGGACAGCCTCCACAGCCCATGGGAGCGGCTCCTCCGATGGGTGCAGCGCCACAGCCGATGGCTGGCACCCCCGCTCCAATGAGGCCTCCGGGACTTCCTAATGGCGCTCAATGAATATTTACGCCAGACACAACGCTTCCTGCGAGAAGCCAACCAGGAACTGATCAATCCGGGTGACCTGATCGCTTACGTCAACCGTGGCCGTCGCGAGATTGCCATGCGGGCGCAGGCGATCCGCATCCTGACGCCGATCTCCGGCTCCATCATTCGCATCGATCTGACAGACGGCGGCACCGGTTATACCGACACGCCCACCATAGCGATCTCAGCCCCTGACTTTCCCTCCGGGGCCACGCCCTCGCCGCAGGGCGCGCAGGCCACAGCCTTGGCCATCGTCAACAATGGCGTCATTCAGGCCATCGACGTGCAGTTCGGCGGCTATGGCTATTTTCAGCCCACTGTGACCATTACCGACGACACCGGCTCTGGAGCTGTCGCCACGGTCACGGAGATCACCTACATCAATCAAGTCTCACAGGGGCAGGAAGTCTATCCGTTCAGCATGGTCGATCTGTCAGCCTATCCGGGTGTTGAGAGCGTCTACTGGATCAGGAAGTGCTCGATCATCTTCTCGAACTCGCGCTACACCACCCGGGTCTATTCATTCTCGACCTACAACGCCCAGATCAGGACTTATCCGTTCCAGTACCAGTACACGCCATTCTTCTGTGCCCAGTTTGGCAGAGGCACCAAGGGCTCATTCTACATGTATCCACAGCCATCACAGGCCTACCAGCTTGAGTGGGACTGCCAGTGCCTGCCATCGGCCCTGATCGATGACAACAGCCCTGAGGCGCTCCCTGAGCCCTTTACGGATGCTGTGGCGTTCTATGCAGCTTTCATGGGGTATAACGAGCTGCAGAACTTCAATGCGGCTAACTACTATCTGGGGCTGTTTGACCAATTTATGAAGCGATATCAACAATATACCCAGCCGGGCGGCTCCATCGATTCATACGGTGGACGCTGGTAGGTATCATAATGCCAATCCGCTCCCGCCCCATCGAACCGGAAAAGCCGAATCCGTATCTCAATACGCCCATTCCTCCACTCATCATGGAGCAGTTTCAGGGCATCGACACCTATACGACGCGGCCCGGCGTTGACGACAAGCAGTGCTGGTGGATCGATGGGTTCATTTGCCTCAATGAGCGCAACCTGCGGACGCTCTACGGCCCGACGCTGTTCAAGACGTTTGACGACCCGATTGCCTTTTTCGACTTTGCCAATATTGGGGCTGACCCGTTTGTCATTGTCATCCACAACAATGGCAAGGTGACGGCGGTTAACACCGCGACTGGGCTAACGACTGTCATTGCCCCGGCTGGAACCATCCAGAACCCGTCCGTGCTCAATACCGATGTTACCCAGTACGGCAGCCAGTACATCCTGATTATCAGCACCCAGACCAATGGATACTTCATCTGGGATGGCACCACGTTCTGGTTTCCGGGCGATGTTGCGCCGTTTGGCACAATGCCAACGGGTATCAGCGGCACCGGAATCGAGACCTATCAGGGGCGTGTCTGGATCATAAACGGCGCAGACCTGACGTTCTCGGCGCCGGGCTCCGTAGTGCTGTTTGCCAGTGGCGGCGGTGGCAGTGTTACCTCGACCGACAGCTTCCTGCGTGTTCACTATACCGCACTGATCCAGACCAATGGCTTCCTGTACCTGATCGGGGATTCGTCCGTCAGCTACATCTCGGGTGTCCAGACCTCTGGCTCACCGCCAGTCACGATCTTTACCCAGCTCAACGCTGACCCGGAAGTGGGCACCGCTTGGCCGCCCACGGTGACGACCTTCGGCAGAAGCATTGTCTTTGCGAATGCCTTCGGGGCACACATCAATTATGGCGCTGCCGTCACCAAGATCAGCGATCCCTTGAACGGCGTCTACAATACCGTTCCTATGTTTGGCGGCCTGATCCCGTCGTCGGCCAAGTCGATTCTGTTCGGCATCAAGGTTTGGATGCTGTTGCTGCCCATCATCGATCCCATCACGGCCCAGCAGGTCAACAAGCTGATGATCTGGGACGGCAAGAAGTGGTTTGCCTCGGGGCAGGGCATTCCTCTGACCTACATCCAGCATCAGGAGATCGACTCGATCCTGACGGCATGGGGGACGGACGGCACCAATCTCTATACCCTGTTTACCACCCCATCCAACAGCTACGAGAAGATCGTCCAGTCCAAGTTCTGGGACAAGCCGGTGGGCTATCAGGCCACCAAGACGGTGGGACGAGCCTACGGGATGGCTAAGTACTACAACTTCAACCATCCCAATGTGCTGCTCTATCTCGACAACGAGAATGGATCGGCAGGGCCTGTCACCTTGGTCCCGCCACAGGTTATCCCGGTGATCAATGCGGCTGGTCATGTCATCCCGACTGTGAATGCCATGGGGGAGGTGATCGTGGTTATCTCGTCATGGGATATCGCGCCCTATGCTGCACAGGCCATTGGCCAGCAAGGCAAAGTCATAGGCATGACCGCCAAGACATTTGCCGAGGATATGTCTATAATATCGCTCATGTTCCAACCGGAAATCGCAAGGGTGGACGGATAATGGCTTGGCCTTTTGCATTCGCTAATGTTTCAACGCTGGCGACCCCGGCAATCGACGCGAACTTCAATGCGGTCGGGGCACTTACTCCTGTGCCGTGCCTTGTGGCGGGTACGGACTCTCTGACACTTACGCCATTGGCCTCGACCCCAACGGTTGCCGCTTACTCCAACTATATGCAATTCACCGGGATTGCAGTTAACACAAATACCTCGTCGGTGTCGGCCGTTGTTGGGACCGCCGGTCTTCTCCCTGTTTACAAGGACACTTCGGGTAGCCCTGCGCTCCTTACCGGTGGGGAAATCGTAGCGACCTGCGCTTTTGGCCTGCTGTACGACTCGGCGTTGAACTCATCCAACGGCGGCTTCCACCTGATGCAGATCACCGGAGCCGGTGGTGGGGGCGGCGGGACGGATTACTTTGCGACCTCGGAGACGCTGACGACCGGGGCTAGCCCTGTAGATATCGATCCGGCGGTGTTCCTGACGAAGATCGTTTCTGGGGGAACGGCAGGCATCGAGGTCGTGAACTTCCCTGACTATACCTTTACTCAAGCAGGCAAACCGCACCTCGTCATCTTCGACACCCAGACCGACCCTGCGGACGTAATTCATGTTACGGGCACCACCAACATCATCGGCTCGCCCTATGGCCCCGGCGTAAAGCTCGGTGATTTCGGCAGCCAGTCCGCCATCTATAGTCCCACCTTGATGGCCATGGATGCTGTCAATCAGGGCTTCAACTTGACGTGGGGCAACAACGCATGGGTGATTACAGGGCTGGTTGATAATCCGACCATCACCTATGAGATGGCCTCCGAGGAGTTATGGGGGCCGCCCCCGCCTGACGGTCGCGTGCCGGGCATCCTGTTCCAGGATACTGATGGCACACTGAATATGGTAATGGACCCGACCAATCCTCAGTTCGAAATAACCATCACTGCAAGCACAGACAGTCTAAACCCGGCGAGAATCCCGGGCGGAGTTCGCTCCGTTGTTATTAACTCTACCGGTTTGGGTGGCCCCGGATACATTCACTTTGACGGACCCGCGATTGTGCCGGATGATCTTGGTGCCACCAACATACAAAAGGTTGTGAGGGCCAACATTGTTGCCGGTGGTGATACCATCGTCAGCAACGACGGCTATATCCGGAACTGGTTTAACAGAAATACAGTAGTAACATTTTCATCTACCGGGGAAATTGCGGTTTGCCACTGGGACAATGTGTGGATATTGGAATCACAGACAAACTGTACCACGGTTCCGCTTGTCTGTGAGCCATTGCAGGGCATCAATGGAACAGCATATGCCAACAATGCCAACACGACGATATCGATCCCTGCGGGTTATGTAATTGGAGGCATCACATTCTCCAACAGTGCGGCCCACGCAGTAACCGGAGGTGTAAAGATTGGCACGACTTCTGGAGCGGCGGATGTTGTTGCAGCGCAGCCTGTTGGTTCAAATGGCATCGGGAAAATACCTGATGCGTCACTTCTCTTGACCGGGTTCTCCAGTTCGGCAGACCAATTGCTCTACATCCAGCCCGTAACTTCGTGGAACGGAGCAGTTATATCTTTCTACTTTGTCCTGTTCCCAGCATTGGCATTATTCTGATGGCCCTGGCCGCACTTACGAACGTCCCCAGCGACAAGGACGAGTTGGATATGTGGGGGTTCTGCCACATGGCCCATCACCGCGATATCAATGCGCGGATATTTGAGCTATTGAACGTGCATCTGGACGAATACATTCTCGATCCCCTGAACCCGAACAATCCCGGCGGATGGGGCAACCAGCATCAGGCCATGCACAATCAGGTCAATCTGATATTGGGTACATCGGGCTTCGACCTGACACAGCCAGATTGGAAAGACCCGTCCAATTTAGCGGGCTGGGTACAGAGTAACTCGCTGGAACATAGACAATGGGCTGATATCTTGGGGGTTGGCTGAGATGATTGACAGGGATAGGCCACCTTCCCCGAGAAGTGGTTTCCGGTGGGAATATCGAGAAGGTTGCGATTGCAAGTCATGTCCATGGAAACCAAATTGTCGTGGACAAACATGGCCACATTGGATTCAAATCAAGGAAGAATGAAAATGGCAGAACCAGCAGTAGCTTTCGACGTTCTTATGGACCCGGCCCAGCACATTGTCAGGGCCTGCGACCTTCCGCAGCTTGCCGACCGCGCGGCATGGCTCGCGCCACGTCTGCGCACGCTGTTTCCCGGCTATCAGGACGCCCACATCATGGGATGGCTCCGGACCATGGCTGGCACCAACGGCACCAGCAACTACCGGCTGGTCTGCACCGACAATGCCGTCGCCCTGTCCGAACACCGCAACGAAAAGCTCGTCGTCGCCCCCTTCATCATCGATCACTTCGTCATCGTCAACGAGGGAGCAGACATCAGCGAAGGACAGGCCCTCTACGACGACATGAACCGGTGGGGAATGTCCATCGGGGCTTCGGAAATCCACATCAACCCCAAATCCGATGTACAGCGCCCTCTGATCGAGGAGCGACTGGGCAAGACCATCGAGCGCAAGATTCTCTGCGCCAAGGTAGGCAAATGAATGCGCTGACCGGCCAGATCAGGGAAGCGAGCCTAGCCGATATCGACTTCATCCTCCGGCTGGGGCGCAAGATGTATCCGGGCGAGCCTATCCACAATGGCCTGCCATGGGTGATCGAGTGCATGAGGCGTCCAGATCGGCTCGTATTGGTCTCGGACTACGGCGTCGGTATTGCCTCGATCTTCTTCGCGTACGGCTTCATCAAGAGGGTCAATATGGACGTTCTGGCCGTTGAATCCGGCCATGGACTGCATGTTTTGGGTTTCCTGCGAGCTATGGTACGGTGGGGCCAGTTTCAGAAAGCCAGCTCCCTCAGGGTCGGATCGACCACCGGGGTGGACTTTGGGCCTGCAGTCAAAAGATTGGGTGGCAATGCCGCTAAAGCATCATCCTATCAGATACCTTTATAGGAGCCTATGATGGGTGAACTTGCTGGTCTTGGTGAGGCCTTGCTACCGGCGGCAGTTGAGGCTGGCAGCGAAGCGGTCCCGGAGGCGGCTTCTGGAGTAGGCGATTTTTTTGGAAATATAGCCTCCGGGATAGGCGATTTCTTCGGAGGCGGCGGTGGTGAGGCGGCAGGCAATGCCATTGCCCCTGCTGCGGACTATTCCTTCAATCCCGGATTTGACAAGAGCGTCTTCGATTATCTCGGTGGAGCTGGTGGGGAGGCTGCTGCTGCAGGAGACACAGCAGGGTTTGGCGGTTCGGCCACCACGACCGGTGGGGCATCGGCATTTGACCCCGGTGCCTATGCCAGCGGTGCAGCCAGCACCCCTGACTGGCTCAATGGCGGAGCCCTGTTCGATACCGGGGTTGCCGGGGCTGCTCCAGCGGCAGATTTCAGCGGCGGGGTGGGCTCGTTCAGCGCTCCCGGTGTCAGCTCCTTCGCAGATACCATGGCTGCGGGCGGCGGTGGTCCTCAAGCCATGTCTTCAGCCTTCGGCCCGGCTCCGGACATGACTGGAGGGGTTTCTGCCTTCACCCCGGGCCCCGGCATCCAGACCCCTGACATCAATGCCATCGACCCGACTTCGCTGGCGGCTACCGGCGAGAGCAACATCCCGGCCAATGCCACGTTTACCAGTGGCACTGCGCCGCAGGCCCCCACCGATCTGTCAGGGCTGGATGCTGCCCAGAAGTCCGTGGCTGATCAGTATGCGGCGGTAAATGCCAATTCTGTGCCGACAGCCCCAGGGGATGTGAGCCCCAATGCGGCTGCTGCCGCTACTCCTGGAACAACTCCGGCCACCCCAGCGGCCTCATCCAGTGGCAAGTTCCTCGGCATGGACATCGGCAAGCCCACTGTTCTTGGGTCTGCGGGAGCGCTGATTTCCGGCGGCTTACTGGCCAACAACCTACTCAACAAGAGTGTCCCCGGTCAGGCCCAGGTCAATGCCATCAACAGCAACATCCCGCAGGTTCAGAGCGTGATCGATAGTGTCAACAAGACGGCAGCCGATCTTCGGGCCAGCACAGAACCGCTGAACGCCGATGCCAAGGCCATGATGTCCTACGTCAGTCAGGGCACACTGCCTCCAGCGATGCAAGAACAGGTCAAGGCCGGTGTTGCAGCGGCCAAGACGCAAGCGGCGTCGATCATGGCCCAACACGGGCTGTCGGCTGATCCGACCAAGAATGCCCAGCTCAAGCAGCAGTTCGATACTATCGATTCCCAAGCCATCCAGATGCAGGCAACGCTGGCCAACCAGCTCTACCAGTCGGGATTGGCTGCGGTTAACGCCTCCAACCAGACCCAGCAGGTTGCCGCTGGCCTGCAGCAGACCGGCCTCAACGCAGTCGGCCTCAACCAGAACACCTATCTGGCGCTGCAGAAGATTTACAGTGATCAGGATACCAAGACGCAGGCTGCCGTCACCAACTTCGCCTCGGCGCTGGGCAAGATGACGGGCGGCAGTGGTGGTGGCACCACCATCAAGATCGGTGGGACCTGATGACTGATCTGGCCGAACAGGACGATGATGCCGAGGTAAAGCCGCAGCAGACAGCGGATGCCTCAGCACCCCCGGCGGCCCCAGCCCCACCGCCGGGGCCTTCGGCGTTCAGCCAGAGCCAGGACACATGGAAGAATCCGTTCGAGTCGATGGCCACGGCTCTGCCCACCCCTGACTACAAGCGTGCTTTGGCCAACAAGCAGTCTGTCGCAGATCAGGAACTTCGCGCTGTTGATGCCCAGGCAGGTAGGATAGCTGCTGATAACCAGCGTCTTGGTGCTGCTGCCGAAGCAAAGAATGCCCAGCTTCAGGCCGTCGATCCCAACCAGATGACGACATGGAATGCTGCGGAGAAGCAAAAGCAGTATTCCACCTCCCCATTCGAGGCTTTTGGCTCTGCAGCCATGATTGCCTCGCTGGGCATGGCTGCGTTTACACGCGCCCCGATGACGGCCTCACTTAATGCCATGGCCGGTGTCATGAACGGCATCAAGGAGGGCAACGATCAGGCTTATGACCGCGATTATGCGTCATGGAAGGAGAACAACAACGTCTTTCAGAAGCGTTTTGACCTGATGAAGTCGCAGTTGTCATCTGACATGGACATCTGGAAGACCAAGGGTGCCATGGGTAAGGAAGACCTGTCGAACACCCTGCTGAAATATGGTCTGTACAAGCAAAAAGCCCTGCTGGATGCCGGTCTGGATGATGTCCTGACGGATTCCCTGACCAAGCAGGCCCATGCTGTCGATCTCATGTCCTCCGCTTCCCAGAAGATCGAGGACCAGCATGCTCTGGTGGAGGCCGTGAAGGGCGAGCAGATGCGTCGTCAGGCTACTGGCCAAAAACCCATGGACGGGCAGGAAATTCTTCAGTTCAGAGCTGATGCCGTGCGGTCTGCTACTCCTGAGCAGCGCGAGGCCCAGAAGACATGGCGGGAGATTTCTAACTCCGAAAAATACCTGAAGGCGGGTCCGGAAGAGAAGGGAACTATATTCAACGACTTCTGGAATGCGCAGAAGACCGGTAGCAATCAGTCCATGATTAAGGACCGGTACGATACCGGGGTTAAGGAGTATCTGGCGGCTCATCCAGAGGTCAAGACCGAGGAAGACATTCCGTTCGAGGCCAAGAATGAAATTGCTCAGAAAGCCAAGGCCTATAAGGGTGAAAGCAGCAAGGCCAGCGCCGAGAACGATCTGCGCAAGACCTTGACTGCGGAAGCCATTGCGAAGAATGGCGGGCAGCCGTTGGATGCGGCCCAAAAGAAGCAAATCGAGGACAAGGTCGCACAAAAGCCCATCCCCGGAGGCGTCCGTGAAAGGCTTGGCGAGAGAATCGAACTTGCCAAGCTCACAACCAAGACCATCGATGATGTAGAGCGCTCCCTGGCAAGGCATGGCTTCCTTGCTGGTATCGGCGGCTCCATCCGGCGGCCAATGGAAACCCTTGCCAACAAGGCCCTTCTTAGTGATTCCACTGCGGCCACCGACTTCAGGCAACTGATCTCGGTTCTCCAGCAACTGGAGCCTCGCCTGCTCACAGGTGGGCCCGGCGGCAGGCCTTTGAAAGCCGAGGCTGATCTGGTCAGCCAAATCATTCCAGGTCTTAATGGTCTGGATACGGTCCAGAATACGGTAAGCCGCCTGCGAACCTTCAAGAGCATGATCCAGAATCTGGAGGGTGGATGGACACGGATGTATGAAGGCAACTATAATCCGACCGCTCCGCTCGCACCGCCGGTCATGGGCGGATCACCGGGACAGCCCACAGGTAAACCTCTATGGATGACCGGCAGACCACGGGAATAAATGCTGATCTCGGTCAGAATGAAGACCCGTATGCAGGCTATGGCCACGATGTTCAGCAAGAGGTCGATGCTGGCACGCCACGGGTGCGCAGCGACATCGATTTCCTGAATCTGCCGGAAGGCAGCGACTATCTTGGTCCGGATAACCGCAGGCGAACCAAGCACTATACCGTCACCAACGATGCCGACTTCATGCGGATACCGGAAGGCGCTCCGTACATCGGGCCTGACGGGATTCCTCGCGACAAGCCCAATTATGGCGACATCGGATTCACTGCGCAGGCCATGCACGACATGGCCGTCACCCCGGAGGCCAAGACCGAGGCCCTGCGCCGCAGCTATGGCGACAAGGTCAAGGTAGACGAGGCCGGTCCTTATATTCAGGAGGATGACGGCACCATCCGCCGTCCCGGTGTCCGCAGCCTGAAGTCTGCCCTTGGCACCTCTGTTGCAGAAACCCTCCCGGCCATTGGCATGGTGGGCGGTGGTCTTCTGGGCGGTGGCCTTGGCGGTGTCGTTGGTACAGCCGCAGGCCCCCCGGGGACCGTGGCGGGGGCTCTTGCAGGCGGCACTGGCGGCGCTGTTGGCGGGGCCATGGCCGGTAGGCAGGCCAACAATGTCATCCTGAGCCTTCTGGGCATCCATCAGCCTGTCCTCGATCAACTCCACTCAATGGGCCAAGAGGGCCTCTATACGGCCGGTGGAGAGGTTGTGGGCCGTGGGGTGGGTAAACTGGCCCAATACGCCAAAGGCCCCTCCAAGGCAGGCACAGGGCTTCCTAATGACTTTACGGCTGGCCTCTCCGATGCTGAGACACCGGCCGCCACCAAAACCTACGCTACCCGCAAGCAGCAGATTGCGCAGGACCTCGGTGGCGTTCTGGAATCGATGGGAATTACTCCGGAGAAAGGCCCCTTCATTGGAATAACCCGCAAAGGGAAGGGTTCCGATGTCATCCCGAATGACTTTACGAGGGGGCTGGAAGACATCCCAGCGCCACCGGGCACCAAAATGCCCGATAGTAGCCTGGATAATCCCAAGGGAGCCTTCGGAAGCTATGTCGAGCCTGAGGTGAAGAAACACGGCTACCCAACCCCAGGTGCCAGGGAGTTTTTGGGGGTCAATGACGAGGGCTTGGAGCGTATTGCTTCGGCACAAAAGTCTGGCTTCAAACCGGCTCCTTCCGTGGCCTTCCCGGAAGCTCCAATGCTGACCAAGATCGAGCAGTTCGATGCGGCATTCAATCCAGATGCTTCAGGGCAGGGACGCTTCGGTCAGTCCTTGCGCGAGGGCTATAACCGTATCGGCGAGAATATCATCACCGCCCCGGAAATTAAGGGCGTTGTCAAGGAGCCATTGACGTCATCCACCGAGGCGGTTTCCTACAAGGAGGCTGGCGAAAAGGCTGTTGTTAGTGCCAGAATCAAGATGGCTCTGGAGGATATCAACCTGGAAGCTTCAATTGCCGAGGGGCCTGAGAGGTGGGCGCAAACCTATATTGATAATGTAGGCGCTGCCCGAAATATGGTTAAAACAGGGATTGACCAGCTCAGGCTTGATGCCGATGTTGCAATGCAAAACATAGCGACCGGATCAAGGCCGGTATTCCCCGGCCATCTTGTCAATGACATTGCTGCTAGTTTCAAGAGTTATGGCACCGCAGTCAGGGCGCGGGCATCTGGCTATTATACCGAATGGGATAGGGTGGCCGGAGCCAAGCCAGTAGATGTTACCGGTCTGCAGGCTGATGCAGAGCGCTTCTTCGATGCCATGCCGGATGGACTTGCGGGGAAATATCCCCTTGAAGTCAGGCTGTTGAACAAGCTTGTTGCACCGGAGGGTGAAGAAGCCATCACCATGACTGCCGGTGAGCTACATCATCTCCGCTCATGGATGCGGCATGGAATCGACTATGACGACTTGGCTTCGGACATGAGCCAAGGAGCCATGAAGCACTTTGAGGGTAAGGTTAACAGAGTAATACAAGCCCTTCCAGATTCAGACCTTTTGAACAAGGCTGATGCCTTTTACAAAGACACCATCCCGTATCTCAACAATGAGATGATCCGGGCTACCATGAAGGCTATCAAGGGCGGCACGGGGATCGACCCGGAAGTAGCTGCCAACATCTTCTTCAAAGCAGGACGTGCCGAGGATGTGCGGGAAGCCCGCAAGGTGTTGGGACCGAATCTATGGAATGCGATTGAGGCTGCTCATGTTCAGTCTCTTGTAAACAAGTCCAAGGACTTCAATGGCGTAGATGCAGGTAAATTTTCTGATTATATCCTTAGCGACCACAGAGCAGGAATGCTTAATCTCGGCTATTCAGAATCAAAGATGAAAGAATTGCTTCATATTGGCGAGGAAATTCAAAAGCTTGACGGCAAGATTTATATTGATGCATTACCTACAGACAGCATCCCCATGATCCTCAACAAGGCTAGGGCCAAGGCTCTTGAAGATGCCCGTGTTGCGGCTATTGACCCCCTGAAGGCCTTTGATGAGGCCGCCAAGAAAATGCGGTCCGATGCAGCGCTTCATCGGAAAAGCGGTCCTCTTAGCGCTCTCTTTGGGACTGATATGTCATTCAAGGGCGAGCAGGCCGCCAGAAACATCCTTAGCAATGAAGACAGAATCATCGCCGCTTCCAACTATCTTGATAAGGCCACATTTGATTCTCTTCGTCAGGTGTTCGTCCGTGATTTCCTCCAGCGGGAATTCAAGGCCGTTGGTGGAATGCGAAAGGAATTGAGTGCAAATCCGCTGATGACGGAGAGGGTTCAGGCCCTCATGTTCCCCGGCAATACTCTCGACCAACTGAAGACCCTTGCAAAGAATGCGGAATTCCTGTCCGGGGCTGTCTCTATTGGCAATGGCGAGATGAGCGGTGGCTTGGCTGCTGGTGCACAGGTCATGAACCCGTCTCGCCACGTCCCCGGCATGAAGAAATTCTCCAAGATTCCAGGTGTTGATTTTGTCAACCGCATCATTCTCGGCAAGGTCTATGGTGCCCTCATGGAGGGGGTATCACATCCGTCTTTTGCGGCTTGGCTGACAAAGAGCCTTGAGAGCGGTAACCCGGCCCAGAGGCTTGCAGCTAGGAATGTTTTGAATGACCGGCTGAAGACCTCGCCATGGATTGGCCGGGCTCTCGGTCAGGAATCGGTGCCGTCAGCTCCAGACCAGACACAGGATCAATATGCCCAATAACGACCTCCGCACCGAACTGGACAAGATGGCTCTTGAGATTGTAGGCGATCTTCAGTCTCGCGAGTGTTCTCTCGATACCAAACTTGATGCCTTCAAGGTATTGAGCGCCTATCACCTCGGCCTGATGAAGAAGGGCGACAAGGGACCTTCAACGGAAGAGACCGGCAGGCCCACCTTCAAGGACCTTCGCAGCCGCATTGAAGCGGTTAAATAAAACTGCTACCATATCACTTGAACAATGCAGGGGCTGAAACATGGCACTTTCTGGCGTCCACATCACCTTCGGCTACTCGAATTCAGGTGGCTCTGAACTGCCGTACACCGCAACATCGAGCGAGCTGATGGCTGCGGCCACGACCTCGACAGTGTTTGCGCCGTCACCTCCGGCACCAAGGTCAGTAGACAGGAACACGACCTACCTGCCGCTTCTGTCGATCAGCGCTTCGGCGGCTATCTTCTATGCCGTTGGTCCCAACCCGGACTCGACCAATGGCCCGCTCCGCTACATGGACCCGGCCTTTGGCAGGGAAGACATCTTCGTTAATCCCGGCGACAAGTTTGCTTGGGTTGCTGCGTGAGCGGCCTGATCCTCCCCAAGCATCTTGAGCTACAGAAAAGCCTGCACCTCAAGCGCGGGCCAAAAGCGCATGGAGGCGGGGGAGGGGTGCCCGAATGGGTGCCGGTCGACGCCAAGATTTATATCGAGCCACGCATTCTTGATGGTTTCCCTGACGGACGCGCATGGACAGAAGAGGGCGGCATCGTTGCGGTAGATACTTTACTTGGGGCCGATCCTAATTCGGATGCTGTACTTCATAATAATCATGCGCTCTATGATTCTGCTAATTTGACAGCAGATGGTTATCAGATGGCCTCTCCACTTGCGTTAATTGGCGCAGCTAGAACAATGGTATTGGACGCAGCTACTTTGGTTATTTCATACACGCAAGTTGGGGTAGCCACGTTAGCGCCTGAAATGTTCTTGGCGGCTACGGACGGTGACGACGCTATAAAGCTGGATATCTCCTCCTCTTCTCGTAAAGCTGCTGTTGGTAGTTTTAACGGGGACTTATTTAATGAAACTACTGCCACGTTGAACGTTGGAGAAGGGGCCATAAACGGACTTGCCGCAACAACGACATTAACGCGATTTGATATTGCTCTTAACGGTTCTCCTGCGGTCGCCGGGGTAGTCACTGATACTGATAGACCTCCTTCTAATCCATTCACAACTGTGCCTTTTGCAGATGCGGGCGGCTCTCCTGTGCCACCAGCAAATATCCGGTTCATTACTATTTATGATGCTCTACCATCCACTGATGGTCTTTCAACGTTATCCGATATCGGAGTTTTACCACCTCCACCTGTTTTGTCGAATGCCACAGCTACCGCAACCGGGTCTAACACCGCCGACATTTCTGTTGATACTGATGTATTGAACGGTTCGCTAGGCTGGATACTAACTATAAACAACGATACACCCTCGGCAACAGCAATTTTTAATGGGCTTGATGGTATAGGCTCTCCCGCTGCATTTGCGGGACTGATGAACGGCGTATCTTCGTCGCCCATTGTAGATTCGGCCTCATCAGGGCTAGACCCCGACACAACATATTATTTCTTTGCAGTACAGCGGGACGTAAACTCGCAGTATTCAAATGTCATAGCAGCCGCTCCAATAACGACAGACCCATGACCAGCGCCACCACAAGCCCTAGCGACTGAGCCCATTGCTGGACAAATCAAGGAACTGCAGATAGTCTCTTCCGGCGTTTAAACGCAGGAGAACCCATGGCCTTAAGCCCGCACCCCCTGTTTTCCGTCGAGCCACTGGAAGAACTGGAACCGCGTCCTGCTCCCGCACCGCACCAGCCCGGTCAGGACAAGGCCGTAGGAGCCCTGATGCTGGGGCTCAAGGCTCTGTCCCAGGGGGCGGTCATAGCCGCAGGCCGGTTCACCAATCTGGCTATGGTGGCTAGCGTCTTCTGGCTGTTCATGTCGATCTCTAACCCAAGCCAGTTCCAGATCGTGTGGGGCGGAATGTATAGTGCATTTATACTGACAGCCCTGTATTTTATCAATCGAGGACGCCGCGCATGATCAGGTATCTCTGGGCAGCGTTCCTGCTGCTCTCGGTGACAGCGGCCTCTGCCCAATCCGGGTCAAGCGTCCGGCAGTCAGGCAACGTGACGCCACAACACGCCCCTTCGTGGACAACGAATGGCGTGATTCAGGACGGTGGTACCGCAGCCGACAGCCCCATCACCAGCTTCGGCGTTACCAGCAACACCACGGCAGGCATCTGCGTTTCCAGTGGCAGGGCCACGGCTGCAGGCCGCCAGCAGATTTGTCTGGGAGCGCCATTAAATGGCCCCGGCATCCTTAGCGTCCAAAACTACGGCACGGCCACCCCGCAGGGCCTCAGCTTCAACATCAATGGAACGCTTGTGACTCTGCCGACCGGAGGTGGCGATTTCGTCTTCGGAATGGGTCCATACGCCGCTGGCGGGATGTCATGCTTCACCGGAACCACCGCCGTTATCCAGGATTGCGGACTGACGGCTAGCTCCGGCACGATCACGGCAGGGACTTGGGCTGGCACAACCATAGCCCTCACCCATGGCGGTACCGGTGCCACCACCGCCTCTGCCGCGCGGACCAATCTCGGTCTCGGAACAATGGCCATCCAGAACGCTTCTGGAGTAGCCGTTACCGGCGGCAGCATCACCGGCATGCCAAATCCTACCGTTTCTACCGATGTAGCGACCAAGGCCTATGTCGATGCCAATGCCAGCGGCTTGTTTCTATTAGCTCCAAGCACCCTGGCAACTGCTGCCGTTCTGCCCAACTCACCCACCTATGACAATGGTACGTTGGGCGTCGGCGCTACGCTGACTGCTGGCTCAAACACCACGCTAACGGTCGATGGGACGGCCGCTCCACTCAATACCGTAGTGTTGGTGAAGAATCAGGCTTCAACCTTCCAGAACGGCATCTACACGGTGACCCAAGCTGGCTCCGGCTCGGTGCCGTGGATTTTAACCCGCGCTACCTACTTCGATCAGGCTGCTGAGATGCAGGCCGGTTCCTACACTTTCGTTACCAATGGCAGCGCCAACGCCAATTCATCCTATGCCTTGCAAACCGACGTAGCTGTTGTCGGCACCGATCCCCTTGTTTGGGTTCTGTTCTCGGCGGCCAGCGGAACGGTTAACTCAGCTGCTCTGGATTCGGCCTTCGGCAATACCCAAGGTAATATTCTCTTCCGTAACGCTAGTGCATGGACAGTGCTTGCCCCGGGAACATCCGGGCAGACGCTGACCAGCGGTGGGGCTGCTGCCAATGTTTCATGGACGACAATAACTTCCCTCAGCTCCGCTCTGATGGACTCAACCTTCGGAGCCTCTCAGGGTGGCGTTCTGGCAAGATTTTCCAGCACATGGGCCAATGCAGGCACCGGAACATCCGGTTTCATCCTTACCTCTCAGGGGGCCACGGGGGTTGTCTGGTCAAACCCGGCCTCTCTTACAGTTTCCTCGGCACAGCTTGACGCGACCTTCGGGGCCACGGTCGGCGGGATCATGGTCAGAAGTCCCGGCGGCTGGGTGAATATGGGTGTTGGGGTGGCTGGCCAAGTGCTGCAAAGCAATGGTGCGACAACGCCTTCGTGGGTCAATATATCTGGTCTTGTGCCAGGAGCTGGAGCTGTTGGCTCTTGGGGTGTCAGCAATTGCAGCAGCGGAGCCTTTAATGCTGCTGGGTCTGGCATATTGCCCGGTGGATGGACCGTTGTTTCTCAAAACACCACGACGGTACAGAGCTTCGATGGACAAGCCGTCAGTGTAGCGTTTTGCATAGTGCAGCGCACGTCCTGACAAATGGCCTTCATAAACACCCTCTACAATCTATGGCCCAACGGCGATGAGAGAATGCCGGGGCTGCGGGATGGGATCGCAGCCTCAGCTCCGGAGGTCTTCGACCGCTTTCATATCGATACCCCTCTGCTGGTGGCCCACTACATGGCGCAGGCGAGCCACGAATGTGGAGCCGGGCATGACATCATCGAGAACCTGAACTACTCGGCCACCCGCATGACCCAGGTCTGGCCATCTCGATTCCCTACAATAGCCAGTGCCAGACCCTACGAGCACAACCCGCAGGCCTTGGCTAACAAAGTATATAACGGTCGAATGCAGAACAGGATGGGGACCGACGACGGCTGGAATTATCGGGGTCGCGGTGCTTCCCAGACCACCGGTAGAGAAGGCTATCAGCGCGTGCAGGACGCCACCAAAATTCCAGTTTTGTCAAATCCAGATTTACTTATCGATCCCAAATACTTCCTGCTGTGCGGGGTTTCGGACTTCATCAACTGCGGCTGCCTGCCATTCGCCCAGCAAGACAACATCACCATGGTCACAAAGCGGCTGAATGGTGGCCTGATCGGGCTTCCGGAGCGCAAGGTATGGTTGTCAAAGTGGAAGAAGGCCCTTAATGTGGTTTAAACGCAGGAGGGTCTCTTGAGCAGCATCACCAGAACCCAGTGGTTTGCCATCGGTATTCTGTTCTGCACGGTCATTACCGGCGGCACAGCCCAGCTTGTCGATCTCGTCGGCCCCTCCACTACCAAGATCATGGTTTCCCTCTGCACGCTCACCACCGGTTTTTTGGCTGGTATCCAGATCATTCTCGGCGGTCAGGCCCAGCAGATCAAGGACGTGGCTGCGATGCCCGGGGTTGACAGGATCGCCCTGAATGCCAACGCCTCCCTCGCCGCAGCTCAGGTCGCTACCGATCCAGCCCAACAGAAGGTAGGAGCTACTGACCCCGGAACCCGACAGGCGCTTCAAGCCACTGTCGCGAAAGGATAATGAGATGAAGAAGCTATTAGCTATTGCGCTATTGACCTTGACGCTTGGGGGCTGTGCTACCCAGTTTGGCACCCGGGTTGAGACAGCGTGGCAGGTAATCACCCAGACCTCGGTCAGCCCCACCCAGATCGTGATTGCTGGCAACGCCTTCGATGCCGTCGAGGTCACCGCCACCAACTATCTGGTCTACTGCAAGCAGAACGTAAACCCCCAGCCCCAGTGCGCTCTGGTAACCCGCCAACGGGTGATCTCATCGGTGCGGGCGGGGCGCGTAGCCCGCGATGCGCTGGAGCCCTACGTGGTCTCCGGCAAGGCTGGTCCCATCGTGATCTATAATTCCCTGATCGAGGCCATCAAGGCCGTCAAGGGCAACACCCCACTCGTAGGAGCTTCGTGATGATCGGTATAGCCGTACAGGTTCTCAGCCTGATCGAAACCTATCTGCTGCCGCTGGTGCTGTCCGGAGGCAATGCCGCATTGGTTACCTCGATCATCCAGACGCTGACCAAGATGTTGCCATTGATAGTAACGGAAATAGCCGACCTCAAGGACCCCGTGAAGAACATCATCTCTGTCCTGAGCGATGCTCCCGGCACCACTGACGAACAGCTTGCCAGCCTGAAGACGCTGGATGCCAAGGCTGACGCAGCGTTCGAGGCCATAGCGGCTGAGACCGATGCCGAAGCTGGCTGAGAGGTAGTGCAAGGGAATGCCATTCGATTCCACTGTGAGGCTGGGAGACATTATCACCCTGCTGGCCTTTCTGGTGGGTGGGTTTGGTTTTGTCTGGACCATGCGAGGTGAAATACGCATGCTCGCCAAAGACGTGCAAAGGCAGGGGGACAAGATCGAAAAGCTAGAGGCAGTCATTACGCATCAGGCCGTTCAGGACCAAAGACTGATCGACTTGGAACGGCGCATAGAGGATTTGCGCCATGGCCGGGGCTTTGTGCAGCGCGACATAGACGGTCTGTGGGGCGTTGCTGGGAAGGTTAAGGATTAGCCATGACAATGCAATATTCCACCACCATGCGGAACAACAAGCTCGATCAGGTCGAGAGCACGGTCGGCGTATCGGCGGTGCTGAAGATATTCTCCGGAGCCCAGCCAGCCAACTGTGCGGCATCCGACCCCTCTGGCCTTCTGGTCACGATGACACTGCCAAGTGACTGGATGAACGCGGCATCAGGCGGCACCAAGACCAAGCTCGGCACATGGTCAGCCACGGCATCTGGCAGCGGTACGGCGGCGTGCTGGCGCATCTATGACAGTACGGCAACTACCTGCGGCGTCCAGGGCAATACGACCGACATGGTCTTCGATAATACCTCGATAGCCAGCGGACAGACGGTCACAGTCACGACCTTCACTCTGACGGCGGGGAATCCGTAAGTGAATGGCCTTTCCCGGCAACCAATGGTATGTTAACTCAGTTGGCTATGCTGCGATTACGGCGTGGGCAGCACTTACCGCACAAGCCGCCGGGGTACTACGTCGCCAGTTAGCCGCACCAGCGGTAGGTAGCGAGCGTATATTTGTTTGCATTATTGCCGGTACTACATTGGCTTCTGAGCCAACATGGGTCATTACCAGAGGGGGTAAGACCGCAGAAGCGGCAGGTCCTACGTGGCAGGAATGTACCGGTCAAGCTGGCGTCAATGGAGACCTAACTAACTGTCCCAACTGGACAGCGGCCAAAGTCGTCAACGCGGTGACGCTTGGCACCATCATCAAGAACAACGCCGCAACACACCTGTTCATCCTGTCCACTTCAAGCGGCAACCTTTCTGCGTCTCAACCATCATTCAATACGACAACCGGCGCTACTACGGCGGATGCCTCCAATGTGTGGACTTGCATCGGAGCAGTCGGCAGTTTCACTGGCGGATTGGCTCCGCACGCCCGCATTCTGAATGCCATGACATCCACATGGCAGGCCGCTGGTGATAAAATCTGCGTGGGAGACAATCACGCCGAGAGTCAATCCACTGCGCAGACGATTACGGGTCTAGGGACATCCTCGAACCCAAACATCATCCTCTGCCATAATCATTCTGGAAATTACCCGCCGACAAGCTCTGATCTCACGACAGGGGCAACAGTGACGGGAAGTGGCAACAATTCGCTCATTCCTGCAGGCTTCTCGGAGTGGAACGGAATAACCTTTATCAACTCCGCTGCGACTGGGACAATAGGTCTCGGCAATAATGGCGTACTCTCTAAATTCAAGAACTGCTCTTTCCAGCTCTCGAATAATAGCGCCACTGCTCGGTTTGTGCTCGCATCGCAATCGAATAGTGGGGCTGTCATAACCGACAACTGCACATTCTCTTTCGCCAACGCGAGTCAGGTAATCCAGCACGGCCTGACCGTCTGGCGCTGGTATAATACAGCCAGCGCTATTCTCGGCACCGTCCCTACCGTGTTGTTCTCGACCACCACTGGAGAGATCAGCGATGTTCAGATTAGTGGTGTCGATCTCAGCGCCCTAGGTAGCGGGAAGACAATATTCGGGAATGTTGCGACTTTAGCTGGCACTTTTTCTCTTATAGGTTGTAAGCTTGGCGCTTCCGTGGCGGTATCGGCAACTATAACCAGCCCTAATTACCGGATTTTTCTGGTCGATTGTGACAGCGGCAATACCAACTACCGCAATGAGATTTACGACTTCCGAGGTGCGCTGACGACCGAGACCACCATCGTGAGAACCGGCGGTGAGAATGACGGCACCACTGCGCTGTCAAGAAAGATGGTCTCCACTGCCAATACGAACTGGTCATTTCCATTCGATGGCTTTGTCATTGAGCAGTGGGTCAACGGAGGCTCCCAGGTTACCTTGACACTGTTTGGCATCTGGGGTGGCGGGGCCGTCCCCAACAACGATGACTTCTGGATCGATGTGGATTACCAAAGCTCTGGCTCCACGCCTCTCTACTCTCGCGTGACCAGCACCAAGGCCAATATTCTGGCGTCCAACTCGCCGCTATCCACCGACACTTCGGTCTGGGGCGGATCAACCACGCCGTTCAAGACCTCCGTGGTGTTTACGCCGCTGCAGAACGGGTATGTCTATATCTACCCACGGCTGGGTGATGCAACAACCACGCTATATTACGATACGAAAGTTACGGTGGTGTGATGGCGTCGTTCCAGCGAACGCGCTTCACCATATTCGGCACCACGGATATCAGCGAAACCGGAGGGCGGCAGGCCTCATCCGGTGCTACCGACATCAATGAAACAATATCCATCTCTGCTTCCGCTACCATTACCGAGGCGGATGATACTGTTGCCGGTGCCGCCACCGTATTGGTCTCTCTCACAGCCTCAATCACCGAGGGTGCCGATACAGTCTCTGGTGCTTCGACTGTTCTTGTCTCGCTCACAGCCACCATAACCGAGGCAGATGATACTCTAGCCGGAGCAGCAACCGGCACCACTTTTGCTTCGGCAAACATCACGGAAGCTGATGATGCCGTTGCTGGTGCAGTTAGCGGAGCAATCACTGCAAGTGCCAATATCACCGAGGCCAATGATACCGTCAGTAGTGCCTCAACCGTCCAGATTACGGTCACACTCAATGTCACGGAGGAAGACGATACCCTCAGCGCCACTGCGACTGCGGCATTCGGGACCATCACAGCTAATGCCGATATCCGCGAAGAGGACGACACGCTTGAGGCCTCCACAAGGACGTTCTACTTCATTACCCGTGGCGAGATCGTCTATGTGGACCTTGTTACCTCGACCACCACGGGTTCTGTCCCCAGCGCCTCATCCGGCTACGGCTTTTCCCTTCTCTTCAACATCGGGACAGCGTATCCTGCAGGCACTCCATTTAGCGCATCCCTGATCTCCCCAAGCGGAGAGGAAACGATTATAACCGCCAACAGCAGGCAGTTGAAGCTGGGTAGGGTTGCGGTCAAGACCGGTGGGTATCTGCCTGCGGGCAATATCATGCTACCCAACGAGTACGTCCTCTACCAGACAGCACCTGATGACTTCGACGCGCAGGGTATCTGGCAGATCGCCATGACCAGCGGGAACTACTTCTCCCGATACGGAGATGTCAGGATCGCAGCTTAGGAGCAACCAATGCCAACGGTAGACATCGTAAGCCCCGGCGGAGCATTCAGCCCAGCCGCTGTTGGCGACGGCGTAACAGACGACGCTCCCGCTTTTCAGGCGTTCAATACCTGGGCGCAGGCCCAGGTAAGTCCGGTCACGCTTACTCTGGGAAGTGGTGCCAAGACCTTCCTGTTCGCCAGCCTAGACAGCAATGGTGAGCGCGCCAATTCCCCCGCATGGAAAGTGACGCAGCCGCTGACTGTTGTCGGCAATGGGCCGGCCACGTCGATTTTAAAAGGCGGGGTTGGTGCCGGGTTTGCGTTGGGTGCGATTGCCTCTATCAAATCCGGCAATGGACACTATGGATCGTCATCCATATTCACTGCGCGGCTTGATTCTGTAGCGGCTGGCAGCACCCATATTACCTGCAAGACTATAGCCGACGCGGCGCTGTTTACGGTCAATACATGGGCCCTTCTCACCGGCATTGATATGCAGGCTGGCGGCTTTCCCCCAAACGCCTACTTCTATGAGTATGTGTTTATAACCGGCGTAAACACAGGCACTGGCGTGATCACATTTTCCGCCGGAGTAACCAACGAATATCTGGACTCGTGGCCTAATTTTGATCCCGGCACTCCTGGCTCCGGCGCAGATGAGGGCGGTCCTGCTACACTTTATGTGCTGGACTCGGCTTGGAATGTTGACGTTACCTATCAGTCGCTGGGCATAGACCAAAGCCTTAACACCGCTCAGACCTACGCCCCGGGCCGTAGCGTTCAGTATGTCGATGTCCAATGCTTTGACGCTTACGGCATGATCCCGACCAACAACGGGCTGATGTCGTTCACCGACTGCGATCTTACATCCTACCAGATGGAGGTCGATAAACTAAATGACACTATAATTTTTGACAATTCCGTAACCGGACAATTGCTATTCCAGAGCACAAACAACAACCTTGTAATCAGGAATGGATCAACCGTCTCTCTCAACGGCTTGGCACGGTTCACAGAGATTACCGATTCAACTGTTACCGACACTGAATTTGGGGCGTTGTTCTTTGGAAGAGCGGATTCATTCACTACCACCAACAGCACCTTTACAGGCAGCTTTGTTTTTGCATTTAATATCGACAGCGGCGGCATTACCGGTACCGGCATTCAAGTTGACTACACCATGTCGGCAGGCGTTATCCGCATCCCCAGAGCTGGTCTGCAATACGGCTGTCACTGGGAAATACCGGGGACGCGCTGTTTTTTCCGAGGCCAAAATGGTGGTGGAATTAACATAGACGTTGGCCCAAGCTTTACTGTTACCTCGGTAACAAGTGACGCGACATATATCTATGTAACCACGGATTGGGCATATGGAGGTTTCCCGTCTTGGGCCAAGTCCATCATAGTACATCCGTGCCCAAGTGCCAGCTTTGCCTCCAACACAACCAGCACGATCCCGGATGTTGTTAACCTTAAAGCGGCAACCGCTGCTGGTTATCCAGCGGTTGGGACCTATACAACATACACAGTCAACGGGAGTGACTTAGGTTCTGATCCGGGTGGGCTGCCGGTGTTTCCTCCTGCGGTTTATGGGGAGCTGGTATCCTTCGTTGTCAACGTCTCGACGGCTTATACGGGCGTACATAATCCGCTGTTCTGGCATGCTGCTGCGGAGTTTGACAATCAACCCACGCTAGATTCCAGTCTGGTCGTTCAATCCTATGGCCCACACATCGATCTTAGAACGTCTGGCACCCGAACCATTACTCTGACGACGGCCAATCCACTAGGTTCCGACGCCAATCTTGTGCCCGGTGCGGGTACTCTTTGGTTCCCGCCATTTCAAAGCGGCGTCTGCGCCAACCAGAACATCACAGCGGAATATGCCGGTAACCCAGCCGTAGGTCCCGTTGTAAACGTGACCATCATTACAGATCAGGGGTTTTCAGATATTACAGCATCGGCCTCGATCACCGAGGCTAATGACACGGTTTCCGGTTTAGCTACAGTGGCAGTCCATGCCACGGTCTCAAAAACTGAAGCCAACGACACGGTTTCAGCAACGGTGGGCGATGTCATCAGGCTCTCAGCCAGCATCACTGAAGCTAACGACGCGGTCTCTTCTACGGTCACCCTAGCCATCCACCTTACGGCCTCGATAATCGAGGGCCGCGATACCGTAAGCTCCACCGCCATTGTGGGATCGTCAGCTGTCATCACGGCCACGGTCAATATTACCGAAGCCAGCGACAGGGTATCGGCTACCGCGCATGTGCCGGTTACTCCCGTGACCTTCCACTTCGTCACCCGGGGAGAAGTTGTCTACGTCGATGCGGTTACCCAAATCACCACCGGATCGATTCCATCGGCCTCTTCAGGCTACGGATTCTCTCTGCTTTTCAATCTGGGAATGGTGTTTCCTCCCCAGACGGAGTTCAAGGCCTCGCTGATCTCCCCCGGCGGGCTACAGAAAATCATTCTGGCCAGCAACGGACAGATCAAGCTGGGGAAGACCAGGGTCAAAACCGGTGGCTACAGACCAGTCAGTGGTGTCTGGGCCCCCTACGAATATGTCATTTACCAGACAGCCCCCGGCGACTTTAACACTCCCGGGGTGTGGAAGGTGGCCATGTCCAGCGGGGCTCCATTCTCGGGATATCAGGACGTTCGGATCGCTGCCTGATCCGTGAAAGTCAAGCCCTTTTCTACCCTCGATTGATCGGATAGCCTCCCTGACCTTTAGACAGGGGGACTGACCATGTTGCGCATCACCGCAGCCATCGCTCTACTTGTGTGCCTGATCTCGACCGACGCTGAGGCCCGCCGCTATAGACACCACCACCATCGCCATTACGTGGCCGCTGGCGGGACTTTCCTGAGCCACCCTTCTGGATGCCCTGCCCGTGCATTCTGCGGCTGTGGAGCCGCCGTAGAGGTTTTTGGCAGGCCTGTACGTGACCTCTGGTTGGCCGCCAACTGGCTTCGATTCCCAAGGGCCAACCCAGCCCCTGGTATGGTGGCTGCCCGGAGAGGCCATGTCTTCGTCCTGAAGCATGAGATATCCCCCGGCATCTGGATGGTGGCTGATTACAACAGCGGAGGCCACCGGTCGCGTTTGCATGCACGTCCCCTCCGAGGTTATGCCGTGGTCAATCCTCGTGCGTAGGGCCTTCCTGCTGATCCTGCTGGCGCTCCCTGCCTCAGGGGCTGCAGCTGATCTGCTGCCGCCACGGCTGCCAGTACCCTACACCTGCGAGGATGTGCGGTTCTATGTGGGGCAGCATGGCAAGATTGTAGCATGGACATGGGCCAAGCTGCATGGCTATAGCCGTGCAGACATTATCGAGGCTAGGAAGTGCCTGCGGTCCCCATAGCGCGCGCCGTTGTCAATCCTAGATATCCCAATACGGACGCTTCCTGGAAAAGAGAACGTCCACAGGCCTGACGACAAGGCCCTTCTCCGTCATCAGAACCGTGATCTCATAGGACTGCTGTTTGGCCATCTTCTCGTTGATGGCCCAGCCCAGAAAGCCTGCAGCGCTCAGGACGAATATCGAGGTGAGGGCTATTTTCATAGCTATGTTCCTACAAGGTATAGATAGAACGTAACCGTAATAGCTGCTGCCATGCTAAGAGAAGCAAGCAGAAAGACAAGATCGGTATTGCTCATAGCCTCGCTGCCGTTCTTTCATTGGCCTGTTCGGATTGCCATTCCGCAAATCTTGCACGGAGATACTCATGGCGAAACTTGGCATTGTCGGCCTCGCGGCGAGCTTCTACAATCGAGGTGACATGGATTACCCACTCATTGGAAGCCTTGACCTTCATCTCAGCCTTGTTGACGGCCATTTCGCCAAGGGCCGCCATCATCCTGGATAGAACGGACGACTTCAAGTCCTCAAGAAGGCTGGCCGCAGCGTTCTTGTCGCTGTAGTCCAGCCCAGCTTCATAAGCCTGTTCAGATAGAGGGCGGTTGTCCATGACGGTATCCTAGAAAGGTATCGAATCCCCGTCCATATCCGCATTCTTCACCGGCTTCCCGTCCTTGCCGAAGGTATCGTCCCACACCAGCCGGAAGATGTTGACCAGATTGGTGACATGCTCGGTATTAAGATCGACATGGCCACCGCTGATAGCCGCATTGAGGGCTCCGCAGACAAAAATGCGCTCGGCGGTCACGTCATCGGTTTTGCCGTACTTGCCGTAGCTGGCGCCAGCGCCGTTGGCAGCTGCAGCGGGAGCATCCTCGACCTTCTTGACTGACGTGACGGTCTTGTAGGTCTGGCCGTTGAACTCGCGAGACGAAAACTCGATATCATAGGTCTTCTTCTGCTCGAACAGCGCCAGCATGTCAGGCTTGACGCCATAGAGCTGGTCGTCCTTGGTCTTGATGGTGCCGTTGGTCTTGCCGGGCTTGGGCTGGTTGATGAAGCTAACCTGGATGCGGGTGGTCATGAGTGATTTCCCTCTGGGGGGTTGATGATGGGTGGACTTGCATAGGGAGATTCCATGGTTTTTAGATAATCTCTAGCTACCCGATGCCAATTCCTTGGCGTCATAACAATGACGTGGCCGCCGCAGTTAATGCCAATCCCGCCATTCTCAGTGACATGGATGGAATCCGAATAAAAGTCCCCCTTCCGCTCTCGCCAGATTTCGCGGTCAGTGTTCTGTGCAGCTGGCCCCATCAGAGCTTCCTTTCAAAGGTGGCTTCGATGCCATCAGGCAGATCGCTAGTGGCAGCGCGGTAAGCCCGAGCAGCTGTGAGAATAGCATCCTTCACACCATCAGTCAATCCCATATTTACAATAGCTGCACAGGCATCCTTCACAATGAGCACCTCGACGGTACGCACCGATACCGATCTGCCAAAGCCTCCAGCGAGCTTCACGTTATCTGCTTCTCGGTCTGCCCTGTAAGCCTCACGGCTGGCTTTACTGAAGGCACCAAAGGCTTCATCTGCGGTTCTGGTCACCGCAGCCACATCCACCCCGATCTCGCCAACAGCCGCATTGGCCATGGCTTCCTTCTCCAGCCTCTCGGCCAGTAAGGCGGCCTCCCGGGCGGCATCTGCGGCAGCCTGCTTCTCCTCGGCAATGCGGCGGCGCTTGGATTCCTCCGCCAGCAGATAGGACTGCAGGCGCTGCTTCAGGATCAGCACCACGCGATCCAGGGTTCCCGGCTTCTTGGCATCGGTATTGTGAGCTGCTTTGTAGAGGCCATTGATCTCGGTGACCTGATCGTTCAGCGGCTTGACTTTGGCCACCCGCTCCCGTTCGACATCCTCCAGTGCTGCCTTGGCCCTGTCCAGCAGCAGCTTGGCATGGCGAGATTGATCTTCGGTCTGGATGACGGGGGCCTCATTGGCCATCCAGCCGGATAGCTCGCCTATAACCTCCTTGGCATAGTCGATGGGAGATGGTGGCTCGTTATGTCCAATATGTTTCATGCCTTCTCCACCGGCTTTTCCTGAAACTGTTTATAGGCCGCCAGCAATGCCACCTTGGCCCTGTCGATATTGACAATGGCGTCGAGCAGATCGTCCTCAGCCGCCGTCTTGAAGTCTGGCCGCTGCTGGATCACCTCAATATCATGCTTGGCCCATGTGGCGCGGGTATAGATCGTGAAACAATAGTCTTGGACGTTCTTCAGCATCCGGGTGGTTTCTTCTGATGGCATGGTTACCTCTCTCGGCTCTAAGGGCAGGGCATCTGCATCCTGCATGGATTGATCAAATTCCTGCCAATTGTTTCTCATCTTTTAACTACCGTTCCGTCCATCTTCTTCTTCCAGCCCGAATCCTTGGACCCAGGAAACCTTGATGGCTTGCGAATCCCTAAATGCTTCTTGCGCTTGCGGGCTACCTTGGCTCTCTCGGCTACATCTTCGGCGGTTTTAGCCTTGTGCTGATCGGTCAGGATCGGTGCAAGATTCGACTCACGATGAAGCCCGCCATTAACGAGAGCAACAACGTGGTCGCATTGCCAGCCATCTCCAGCCCTGATTTTGCGCCCGCTGCGATGACATATACCGTTATGGCGATCAAACACACGGAGCCTAACGCGATCAGGAATTTTAGCATCATCTGTCTTTCCCCGCCACTCCACCACGGTACGAGCCATTATTCGCCCTTATCGCCGCCCTGCGTGGGGTGGGCGGATAGCTCAGCTTCAAGTTCGTGAATGCGGAGTTCGTTTTCTCCGCGCTTTGCCGCCTCATCCAGAGCGGTTTGATACCAAGTCTTTCCGTCAGGAGCGAAAATCGGGTCGCGGTTGCGCCCAGTTTGGGCAGCACCGCGTAGCTCATCAATTACAAGCCTGGCAATGTGCTCCGTATCCGCCGGGGACAGATAAAGACCGTCCGTATTATAGATTGCGTACACCAGTCGCTGCACCAGTTCCTCGGTCACACTGTCAGATCGCGTGTCCGTCATCGAAACATCTCCCAAATCTGGCTTTGCTCATTTCCAATCCATTCGATGGTTTGCACCGTTTGGGCTGTCACCATCGAACCAAATCAAAATCTTGATGTACCAAGGGGCCGCGCGCCAGCGGTTACGCCGCCCGGTATCGCGCGTCTCGGCAATCTCGGTTTTCCGGTCCAACCAACCGGGATCAATCCAGGGCATTTGGCACTCCGTTAAGCGCGTGATAAATGCGCTCAACCAGATCGCGGGGCACAAGTTGGCATTTACCGCATTTGCAGTCTCCGGCGTACTTCATCGCCGTATATTCGCGAAGCTCTTCGGCAAGGGCTTGCGTGGTGCCACTGGATGATTGCTGGTCCGTCATCGGTCAGTCCTCAACTTCAACATCGGTTTCGGTGAAGGCATCACATGGCTTACAATACCAGCCGCCACGCGGCGGAAATTCGGCCGGGTTATCGTCAACCCATTTGCAAGGTTGTCCACAAACTGCGCAGTTGATGGTGTCGCTCATGGCTTCCGCACCTCTGCGCCGTCGTGAGAGTTCACCGAGGATGCCAGCTTTGCGGCGGCACTCTCTAATGCCGCTGCTTCGCGCGCTTCCTTTTTGGTGTCTCGATCCGAACCATCACCCTCCCATGGCCATTCCCCGGCCATGACAAATTGCGCGGCGCGGTGGAGCATTTGCTTTTCGAATTTGGTTAGTCGCGTCATGGTTGCGCCTTTGCCACTTCGATAAGAAGAAGGATGACTGCTAGAACGGAGAAAAACCCCAATGTGAAATCGCCCTCGGTCATTTGGGGTTACTCGCTGTTCTCGCCAGACCGCTAGACTCGGAAACACCACGGGCGGCCGGCGTGGCCCATGGCGGGTGTTCCCGAGAGTTTGCTTTGCTCCAGCACGGGGTCAATATGCTCAATCCATCGGAACGGCGACTTCGCCGTGAACTGCGCAATACCAAACCGGAATAGGATGCGGTTGCGCGCATGTGCATTTGGCTCCAAAATCCTCACTGCGCCCCATGTGGCCGCAATGGTTGCAATCGATGCCGTTGTTGGAATAACGGCTAACGCTTTCCGATCCGCATTCAGGGCACTTCATGGCTTCCCCGCATCTCTCGCCAGATCGCCAGCGCGCGGCAGTTTGACCTGAACTACCAAGGTGCATTTCTCGCACCATGTAAATGCTCGGTTGAACTGATCGATGCCGCGCACGGTCCCGCCGCATTCACATTTGCAAATCTTGTTGCCCTGCGGTTTGCTCATCGCCCCACCTCACCGGGCCGGGCAACACGGTTGGCACAGCCCTTTCGACATTTATCTTCGTGCGGGCAAAATGCATTTACACAGTGCATCTCTTTGCCGTCTTTGTCTCTGTAGCCAAGGAAAGTTCCGCTGTGCATTGTTGATGACTGCCCCACCTCACTGGCGGGCTGGAGGGCGGCGTCAAGTCCGCATGTGCATGATTGGCCCGGCTCTTCGAATATGCCGCAATCTTCGTGATGTCCTCCATATATCTTCAACGCCTTCTCCATCGCCTCGCAGCGGGCGGTGAGGGAGGCGATCTCGGCCATTAGGTCCGCTACTTCAAGATGATGTGTCATCAGATATTCTCAAAGCTGGCGCTGAATGCGGTCAATGGGCGATTTTTCTTGCCGTCATCCCGCAGCGGTCTCGTTACCGATTGGGTTTGCCAGAGCTTAATTGCTTCCATAGCATCGGTGAAGACCATGGCTTCCTTGATATGCCTGGTGAACAGGGCTTCGCCACGGCCATCATGGGCTTCGGGATCGAAGGACTTGAGGTACTCGCCCTTGATCGGCTCCTTGAGATCGTGAGCAGGCCCCCAGCATTTGATGACTGCGCCCATGTTAGCACGCGCATGAGAAGTAAGTATCGCGGTCACCACGCTCGCCCGTAATCGCCTCCCAGTGTGACCACCATTCGCTGTCAATATGATCGCGCGCATCTTCGTAGGGGCCGACGCTGTTGCGGCGTCCGGCGTCGATTGCAAAAGCGTAGGCGGCCTCCGGGCTCCGTTTCCCCTCGTCGCCGTCGCCGTAGTAATCGTCGCTCATGTGTTCTACGGCCCATTCCCGCATCCAGTGCTCCGACGCGATCTTGGAGATATCGGAAGACTCCGCGGCAACCGGAAATGCCGGATGCGTCCAATTGTGCTTGAGCGACGTGATCGTGTTTGGCATCAGGAATAGAAAGAATGTCTGACCCGGCTGAACGGCACGTATCAGAAACGGGTCAACGATTCCTAGGGCCAGAACTCCGCCGGGTTCGGCCTTCCCCGCATCATTCAAGCCGATGCGCTGACCCGGAGACAGCTTCTGCGCGGCTGTAACTGCCACCACAGCAATATGTACGGCATCCCTCTCGGGGCTACCCTCGACAAGCTTGCCAAGCAAGAATTGAGTATCGGACATCGCGCGCTTCCCTTTTCTGGTTCGATGGAATTAAGCGTGGCGTTAGGAGCTACCTTCCAGATTTCTGGATCATGCTACCACCAAATTCCCCTCAGCAAATGCTTCGGAGTCGTGCCAAGTGCGGTAGCGTAGCGCTCAACTCCGTCTAGCAAGAGGCGCTGCCGCCCAATCTCGGTATTGGTAACGGATGCGCGTTTAAGCCCGACACGTTTGGCCAAGTCGTCTTGAGACATGCCAAGTGTCTCGCGGATCATACGAATGCGAACGCCGACCGAAATATGACAGGCTTCAATTGGGCTGTTCATTTGGCGACCTTTGCATTTCTGTTGATCTGGTGTTACCATACACCCGACGCAGACCCAACGCAAGGATTATTGTTGACCCATGGCAAACAATGTGTCAAGACACCATGCAGAGCTACCCACATCCCACCCCTTGCGGCAATGGAGAAAGACCCAACCAGACAAGGTAACGCTGGAGCAGATCGCACAGTCACTGGACTGCACCAGGGCTCACGTTTCGTTGATCGAGCACTACAAGCTGATGCCGGGGCTGCTGCTGGCATTCAAGCTCAATGTCCTGACCGGGGTACCGATGGAGAAATTCGTAGGCCCCACAGATTTCCTCAGAAAGGTTTCCAATGGTGTCAAGCTGGCCGATCACCATCAAGTACGCCGGGAAGCCGCTCGGCAAAGGAAGACCGCGCTTCGGCAAGGGTAGGGTCTACACTCCCAAGAAAACCTCTGATTACGAGACTGGCTTGGCTTGGGCTGCCAAGACCGCGATGAAGGGACGGCTGCCGCTCAAGGGGCCTGTTGGGGTCGATATAAAGCTAAGATTTAGCTCTAAGAAAGGCTTCTATCATATTGGAAAACCTGACGCTGACAACTGCATTAAGTGCTTGGACGCCCTCAATGGTATCGTTTTCGAGGATGATAGCCAGATTGCCTTCGGCACCTTCGTCAAGCTCTGTGGAGATGAGGAATATATCTCGGTCGATATCTGGCCGCTTCAGGAGCCAGCATTATGAGCCAGCGCCCCAGCGGCTATGAACGCAAACCGCACGACCTCTACGTCACCCCAGCGTGGGTCACCCAGGTTCTTATCCCGCACATCCCCTATCGCATCAGGACGATCTGGGAGCCTGCAGCAGGCGAAGGCAAGATGGTAAAAGTGCTGGAGGATGCAGGATATACGGTCAGAAGCTCAGACCTCACTTCAGGGGAAGACTTCCTCGATAACAAGACACATACGCTCTCCTATAACGAGGCCATCGTCACCAATCCACCCTACAGCCTCGCCAAAGAGTTCATCGAGTGCTCACTGCAGCGAGCTGGCTTCGTGGCCATGCTGCTACGGGCTGACTATGACCACGCCAAGACGCGCCAGCATCTGTTCCTCGATACAAGGTTTGCCAAGAAGATCATTCTGACCAAGCGAATCAGATGGTTCGAGGGCACCAAGGGTGGGCCTTCCTTCAACCATTGTTGGTTTCTCTGGGACACGGAGCACAAGGGGCCACCGGTTATTTCATATGGCCCTTGACGGTATGTCGGCTTCGTGACACAAAAAGAAGCCCCGGGTCCAGAACCTTTCTGGCGCACCGGGGCGTCTATCGCTATGCTTTTTGCCGGGCTAGCGACGAGGATCAACATCTAGCGGCTTGATGTGGTTCCGTCAACCTCCCCCAGCAAAAATCTCAGCGGTCATATGGTAGTCTGGCCTCGGTAACACCCGCCCCCGGACCCTGATGTGGGAACATGACCGCATGGGACACCGAGTACGCCACGGGACCTGTGTGATTCAAATGCAGCAAGGGTTGGCCTCTGCGGTCTTAGTCCCTCCAGCGGTTCGAATGGCACATTAAACGTAAGAGATGCTGGCCTTTTGAGGACCAGCGCGGGGCGGATGTCAGTGGGTTGGCACCTAACCCCCGCCGTTGTGCAGGCGTGCTTGCAGATGAGAGGTGGACACATAACCAACCTCACAATCCCGGAAAGGGCTCTGCAAATCCACTGTGACCAAGGTCACATGCTCGTTTCGGTACGGCGCACTATGCCCAAAGCAAGAGGAGGGAATCGATGGAGACAGACAGGGAAGACAGGAAGTTTCTAATCAAGAAGGACGCCTAACATGGTAATAGATGCTTGACAACGGATTTTACCTATGCTCTCTGCACCATGTTCAGTTTTAACCCTTGATAGGAACATCACTATGGCAAAGAAGAATGCAGAGACGATAGTCGAACAGGTTGCGAGCGACACTCCGGTCAAGCTGGGAGCTATCCTGTCGAAGAAGGCTCAGTTCCAACGCTTCGGCATTTGGCTGGTTGGCGATACACCGCTGATTACGCATGCGTGGTCGGAGAAGGCCCGCAGAGAGATGCTCTCCAAGCAGGTCAAGGCGACCAAGGGTGGCAAGGAAGCCCGCGATCCCCATGCTGATTTCGTTTCGTCGCTCTACGAGATGGGGGACGGCACCTATGGCTTCCCGGCGACTGGCATCAAGAACTGCATCCTGAGTGCCGCCCACAAGGACAAGGGCATCCCCAGGACGGCTGTTATGTCGGCGCTGTGGATCGACGCCGATATGGTCCGGACACGCCCAGCGCTAGCTGGAGCGGTCTGTGACATGCCTTTGGTGCGGATCACGGGCAGCAAGCCGGAAATGCGGGAGGACATGGTCAAGATCGGCTCTGGCTTGAACAAAGTTGCCAATCTGGCTTACCGGGCTCAATTCACGGTTTGGGCGATGCGAATCACTGGCCGGTTTAATTCATCGATTATCACGCCGGAAGCGCTGGCTTTCCTGATCCAGGAAGCTGGTTTGGCTTCTGGGCTAGGGGAATGGCGGAACGAGCGCAAGGGTATGTTTGGCTCCTGCCATTTGGCCGATCCAGAGGAAGAGGCCGCATGGGATGCCTATGAGTCTGGCAAAGGCCAGCTCCCGGTTCCCGAGAATTATCGCATGGCAGCGGAGTAATAATCATGGTCAAATACATCTTCAGGGATGGCCCACTTACCATCCCGAATGCCAAGAAAGCCAGTGCTCAGAAGATCGGAACTGCGCTGGCTCAGATTGCGGAACAACAGAAAGGGAGGCTAACGCCTCCAGCCGTTGTTGAAGCCGCCCGCAGCAATCGGCATCCCCTGCATCAATACTTTGAATGGGACAACGATGTAGCAGCTGAAGCCTATAGGCTGGATCAGGCCCGGACACTGATTCGGTCGGTCGCAGTTGTTGATGACAACGAGGACTCCAAACCCGCCTACCTGTCGATTTCCGACAAGGCAGGAACCAGCTATCGGGCCGTCGAGGAAGTGCTTGACAGTGCTGAATTGCAAAGCGCTGTTCTGGCTGCGGCAGAGCGCGATCTAATTGCGTTCGAGAAGCGATACCGCCAGCTTCAGGACATCTGTGAAATCATTAGCAGCGCTAGGAGCAAGATTGCTGCTCGTCGCAACAAACATGAAAGCAGACTCGCAAGTTGAGCCTGTGAGAGCCAGGGACAAGAGGAGCTAGTCAGAGACAGTCGATGCGCAGAGCGTTCGTGTAAGTTAAGGCAGGCTTGGAGTGGCAGTTCCGAGAGATGCAGGCCAAGGCCTGGAACGGCAAGTTAAGGCAGGCGTGGTGAAGATTGGAACTGAGGTCGGAGCAGGCAAGGAGCAGCAAGTCCTGTACAGTCACGGACAGGCAATGCAAGGCCGGATAGGACAGGCTTGTATAATCACGGCCCGTAATGTTCGGGGGTTGTCTGGATTGGTATGGCAGGCAGGGCTGGTCCCGTAAGTGATCGGTTGTGTGCGTTATCGCGTGGCAAAGCCGCGTTGGTCAAGGCAGGAGGAGAGTGGCATGGACCGTAATGGTTGGTTTTGGCAGGGCGCGTTGCGTCCTGTAGCGGTTCTGTAAGGCAGGATGTGTGTGGAAGTGCTGAGGCGTGGAAGTTCATATCTGTGCCCATTAAGGCAGGAGCGGTGTGGATAGTCGCGGCCCGTTCGGGTCTGGCAATGCCCAGTTAGGCAAGTCAGGAATGGAGTGGCAGAGATTGTCTGAGACGGTTTCTGAACTGTAAAGAGAAGAGTGGCTTGGTGAGGCTGGCTTGGCGTTGTTGAGCGCGGTTCTTCTGGTTTCGGCCCCGTCATGTGGGAAACGGCCCGGCGCTGCTTTGCTGGCAAACAAAAATAGTGGCGGGAGAAATCCCGCTGCTAACTTTTCTGTTGGGGAGGGTTCATTGAGAGAACTGAGGCAAGATCAGATCGAGTTATTGGTCGAGATAGAGGAGGCTATCGAGTCTGGGTTGCGGCGGTTAATGATCCAGGCTCCATGCGGGTTTGGGAAAACACTGGTAGCTTCGACATTGCTCAAGAAATATTGCGATGAAGGCAAGCGGGTCATGTTTGTGGTCCCGGCTATCAGCTTAATCAGCCAGACAATTGAAGTATTCAACAGCGAGGGATTAGAAGATATTGGCGTAATGCAAGCTTATCACATGATGACTAACTGGGACATGCCAATACAAATTTGTAGTATTCAAACACTTTCAAGAAGAAATCTTCCAAAGTCCGATATCGTTATTATAGATGAAGCTCATATTTGGTTTAAATTCTTCGAAAAATGGATGCTGGACCCTGAATGGAAAGATATTCCATTTGTTGGACTTTCGGCAACGCCATGGGCGAAAGGTTTGGGCGCTTGGTACCAAAAACTGATCATAGGCAGCACCATTGGCGAAGCTATAGACCAGGGCATTTTGTCTCGTTTCAAAGTATTCGCGCCCGCCCATCCAGATTTAACAAAGGTTAGGACTCTCGCTGGCGATTTTCATGAAGGCGACCTCGAAAAGGTAATGAACCAAAAACGCCTTGTCGCGGATATTGTTAGCACATGGCTTTTACGAGCTAAAGACTTGCCAACACTTTGTTTTTGCGTGAACCGCGCTCACGCGAAACAGGTTCAAGAGCAATTTATTGCCGCTGGGATAAATGCTGGCTACCAAGATTCCTTTACTAGGGATGACGAGCGAACAGCCATCAAGATCAAGTTCCACAACGGCGAAATGCCTGTCGTTTGCTCGGTAAATACAATGATTTTGGGCATCGACTGGAAAATCAAGTGTTTGATTTGGGCGTGCCCGACAAAATCCGAGATGAAGTACGTTCAGGGCACTGGTCGAGGGTTGAGAACAGATGAAGGCAAGGACGAGTGCCTTATCCTCGATCATTCGGACAACACATTGCGCCTCGGATTCGTGGATTCCATCCATCACGCAGAATTGAACACGGGAAAAAAACCTTTAGCTGCCTCGGTCAGTCCGATCCGCCTTCCCAAGGAATGCCCGCAATGTACTTTCCTGAAACCGCCCAAGACGCTGGAGTGCCCGAACTGCGGCTTTGCCACCAAGCCGGTGGTCGATGTGGTGGTCGAGAAGGGCGAACTAGTTGAGTTTACCAAGAGGGGAAAGCCAAAGGATTTGTTCGAGAAACCAGATACTTACGCCGGTCTTCTGTGGTACGGACAGCAGAAGAATTACAAGGCTGGCTGGGCATTCCATAAATATTTTGAGCTTTTTCAAGAATATCCTCAAGGACTTGGCGTGGTGCCGAAGCCACCAAGCACGGAATTGGCAAAATGGATCAAATCACGAACCATAGCTTGGGCACACTCCAAATACCGGACTCCGCTTCGCCCATAAGCGACCATCCCTGCCCCCATTGCGGACCCGACTGTCGGTCCACATTCAATCGCAGGCGTAAGACCTTGCGAATATGGAACAATGATGGTTTCATCAGCTGGAGATGTGCCCGCTGCGATACCACGGGATGGAAGAAGGGTAACAAGACGGACCATACCGCGCCCAGTCGGCAGCAGCCACAGCAGCCTCCCCAGAGCCGTACAGGAGCCGCCCGTGCGCTTTGGGCTGCGTCCTTGCCTCTGAAGGGCAGCCTCGCGGAAACCTACCTGCGGAGCCGCCAGTGCTTCCTGGATACCCCCAACCTTCGATTTCTCGAAGGCGGCAAGCATCCTCCAGCCATGATCGGGCGCTTTAGCTCCGGCGCGGTACATCTTACTCGTTTAAACGCAGACGGAACCGGGAAGGCAGGCACGGAGAACGATAAGCTGATGTTCGGGCGGGTTGCGAGTTCTCCACTAGTCATCGGCCACGCAGGGCCAGACACGCCGCTGATCATCTGCGAGGGAATCGAGGATGGATTGTCGATGGTGTTGGCTACCGGCTTCTTGGTCTGGGTGGCTGGTTCGGCCTCGATGATGCCGAAGCTAATTCCGGCGTCCACGACACATCGAACGGTGTACTTTGCGCTCGATCTCGACAAGGCAGGCTTCCGCGCCTATCGCAGGGCACTGGAGCTGCGGACGGATATTCATTCCGTGAGATTTCCGAAACAACTTGACGCCAACGCCATCATTCGACAACCTGAGGGCACCAAACGCTTGAGAGAATTAGTGCTTCGCCGCCCCACCTTTCACAGGTGAGTAGGGGCATCTGGAGAGATAGCTTGCGGGGGGCGGCCATGGCGCAAGTCATGATAGTGAACCGTAAAAAGGCTATCGATCCCTACATAAATTCAGGAGCTAAACTAGATGGGTGATGGAAGCGGCGGCGGAGATGGTGGCGGTGGCGGCTCGGACAGCAGTTCTGACAGCGCCAACGATACCGGTGGCTTTACCGGTGTAGCTCCCGGCGATCCCAGCGCCGTAAGCGGCTTCAGTGTAGGCACAGGCTTTGGCGATAGCTCGCAGTCAGGATCTTCACTGAGCGGCGAAGGGTTCGGCCCGGATGCGGATGCTGCTGCCGCAGCCGCTGCGGTTACTGGTCTTGCCACCGGTCTTGGTAGCGTGAGCGATGCCAATATCGGGACAGGCATCGGGAGTCTTGGGTTTGGAACCTCCAGCCCAAGCACTCCAGCCCCCGGTGAAGGCGCTGGCTTTGGCGCACCCGGCAATCCGGGCATTGGGGCGCAGACAGATGCAGGCTTCGGTATAGCTGGCATTGGCCCGACTGCTGCTGGGCAGGGCTTGGGCCCGGCTGACAGCACCACTAACGATACTGCCAACCTCGGGCAGTCCATTGGCGCGGCGCTTAGTCAAAACAGCGACCCCAGCACTTCGGTTAGTCCATCCCTTGCGGCTGCTCTTGCTTCATTAGGCCAGACGAGTGCACCTGCGGCAGCGGCTGCGCCCGGCGCCGCACCGCCAGGAATAGCGGGAATCACCGGCGTAGCCAGCCCTGATCCTACATCACAAGCTGCACAGCCGGATGCTGTTAGCGCGGTCACGGGAGTTGCGCCTCCGGGCCTGAGCAACAGTACGCCATCCTCTCCGTTTGGCACGATTGCAGCGCCACCTACCAGCATGGACGCAGAGCTTGGCATAGATGTCCCCGGCATCGATCAGGACATGGCGGTCAATGCGCCACCCCCTCCGGGCGTAACAATGGGCTTCCAAGGTTTCAGCCCCAGCCCTACCGGCGTAGTGGGAGTAACCTCGCCAACGTCGATTTCGGACCAAGCTTTGGCTAATACCGTCGCGACCAAAGGCGATGCTGAGGCGATGCAGGATGCAAAGGATCAAGCTGAGGCTAACGCCATAGCTGGGAAACTAGGCTTGCTAGGCCCCAACGCAATCACCACTAACCAAGGCCCGGTATCGGCGCTTCCTGCTTCGGTTTCGTCACCGCCGTCCGCGCCCAGCGCTACACTGGGAATTGGGGCTGACGCCGGATTCGGAGCACCGGGACAGCCGTCCATTGGCACCAGTCCGCCAAGCCCAGCTGCCATTGCCGCTGGATATGGTGCATTAGCTGAGGGGATGTCCACTCCCGCCGCAACTCCGGCAACCTTGGGCATCGCGTCAGACGCCATAGGAGCACCCAACCAGCCAAGCCTAGCCGCACAACAGAGCATCAACGACGCTAATATTTCCCTTGCTGCGCAAAACAATCAGCCAAACATTGCTCCAGCCCCAGCGCTCTCGCAGATCGCAACTGCGCCCCCTGCGCCAGCCGTTACCTCACCTGCGCCTGCATTAGGTGTGCCTGCCGCTACCCCCGCCTTATCGCCTGTCGCAGCTCCTGTCGCAGAGCAATCCATTACCAATCCTGATGGTACGCTGAACTTTGCGGCTCTGATGGCGAACTATCCCGGACTGCGTCAGCAGCTTACCAACATACTCCAAACATCATGACCTAGGGGAGAGAGCTTAATGCCAAGCAAGACTCCAAAGCAAAAGAAGCTGATGGCGATCGCGGCGCATACCAAGGGTGGCTATGGCGGAGTGCCGCAGAAAGTCGGCAAGGAGTTTCACAACGAGGATCGCGGAAAGTATGGGCACAAGACCGGCAAAAAGAAAATGAAAGGGAAGTATTGATCATGGCAAAGAAACATCCAGGATTTAAAGCGGTCAAGGGGAAGATCGAGAAGGAGGGCTATTCGCCCAAAGCAGCTGGCGCAATTCTCGCTTCATCGACTCGTCATGCTTCGGCTAAGGCCAAGAAGGCCAACCCGCATTTGAAGCGCGTCAAAGGCAAGTAGCCGGAACTATCCCGTCGCAAAACTGTTGCAGGCGTGCTATAGGGGATCGTCATGAACCTATTCTGCCGTCACAGCCGACAACTTACCAGAATGGAGCTACTGCTTATGGCCCTCGACCAGAACGTACAGACCCTTATCGATGAAGTCGCCAACAACAGCAATCTCGTCGCCTCGGCTATCGCAGGCCTCAAGGTAGAGAGCGACCAGATCACAGCCCTTCAAGCTCAGATCGCCGCCATCCCGCCCTCGCAGCCTATCGACGCCGAAGACCTCGCTGCACTGCAAAAGGCTGTGGGCGATCTCAAGGACACCAATGCGCAGCTACAAACCGCTGTACCTGCATCGATTCCGGGCGTATAAGACCAGCGCCTCTGGGGAGCCAACTTTTCTGGCGGCGGTCTCGCTCACCAAGCTAGCATAATCCTACTAGGGAAAGCCCGCCTTAACCGGCGGGTTTTCTTTTGCCCTAGCGCCAGTGCAGCGTAGGAAAGGCCGTTCCCGCCCCTAGCAGCCCTGCTAGGGCGTTTATGATGACAAGGGCTATGATCACCACCAAGATGACGTTGACCACCTGTACAATGGGCGCAGGCAGGGGAATCAGCCCTATCAATTGCATGAATGCCCAGTAAATAACGCCCACGATTAATAGCGTTATCAGCAAACCAATAAGCGAGCCGACCATAGCTATGGCCTCCAGTCAGATGGAGGACAAGCGTTTAAACACACTAATGTTCCTTAAAACGCAACCTATTGACAACGGCCCATATGTTAGCTTATGTTAGCTTGCGGAACCCTAAACCGCTATCCTCGTTTAAACGCAGAAAGGGAACCATCATGAGCAAAACCCTGGAACATATCTACATCTCGCAGTCCTGTGAGGACTACGGCAACCATGCCTTGGCGTTGCTGCATCTCAATGCTGCGGCGGTATTTGCGGCCTGCGAATCCCCGGAGCACGTCCCCATGATCCGCCAGACCATCGACCATTACCGGCGCGCCTATCAGATCAGCCGCAGGCAGGGCTTGGAAAGCCATTAGCGCCTCGCCCATGCGGCAAAAGAGAAGCCCGGCGGGTTAGGCCGGGCTTTTTGCTGTCGTGCTGTAGGGGCTTGCTAGAGCGGTCTTTCGTGGCTGGATGCGGCCTCATCCTCGGCATCACCAAGCCAGACGACCGGGAACCCGTCTAGTTCCGCCGCATCCTGCACGCCGTCAAGGAATGCTATGATGCCGTCAATGGCTGGATTATCTTTCTTCCATACCAGCTTCAAAAGTCCCAGCTTTTGCTCGGAAAGCAATTGCCAATCGATATTTTCAAAGACTGTGCGGAGATTATTCATGATCTTTTACCTTTCCATTGTTTGAGTGTTAGCGCCGCAGAGCAAATGCCGCGCGACGGTTTAGGATGGTATTGCGCCAATAGCGGGTTGATACGGCATGGCCGATAGCGAATCCGATACTGACTCCGACTAGCAGAACGCCGCTCAGGAACATGAAAAAGACGACTGTGAAGGACATGGCTTTATTCCTTTTCGTTGCTATTGAAAGTCGCTTTCTGTGTGGTCGTTTGAAGGTACGCCTTCCCACTCGCAGCAAAAGCGATAATCCGTTTGCGCGCCAACCTTATCGGGGAATTCGCAAACTGTTTTGGAGTGTGTCCAATTTCCGTTCGATAATTGTTCGATTTGGCCGCTGCAATAGCGTCTCATGATTTTTGCGCTCATGTCTCTAACCTTTCGAGTTGCCGATTGATGTAGCGGTAATTCACCGGGTTGATATTAGTATGGTTGAACGATTGCATAACCCTTGACGCGGTTATGGTGATCTTTCACGGTTTCGATATGGACGCCCTCGCCCGGCAATGCGTCGCCGGTAGCATACATATCCTCAAGCACCTCGTTAGCCTTGTCGTGGGACTTGTAAGGGCCAGCATAGATGAATCCGCCGTTTGCTGTAAACCGTGACATAGGATTAACCTTTCCGATAGTGGCTTGCGTTTAGTCCATTGTTTGTGATTTGATGCCGTGCCCACATGGCGTTTAGAACGTCTTATATTTTAGATCGTCCTCGATCCGCATGACAATCACGCGCAAGAATTGCTCACGCGTTAGTGGTTTATCGTCGTCACTGACGTATGGCACAAGCGATGCGGCCAGTCCGTATTGAACGCCAGAATATGAAGCAAAACGGCGATGCGCCCAATCGGCGGCTTGCGTATTTCTAAGTGCGCCGTGTCGATCCCGCTTGTCATCGGGATAGGTGCTATAATTCATTGAATGCTTGTCTGTCATGGTCTAGCCTTTCTTGAAAGTTTGCCCGCACGAAATATGCGTAGCCTCAAACGTGTCAGACGATACGCGTACCTTGCACCCGCACCCGCAGACATACAGACGCAAGCGGGAACCACTACCTTTACCACGCGATGTGCCGCCGCGCGTACCAATCCCCGCGCCACATGGGCGAGGTGCAGCTCCGCCAGCCATATTGCCCAAGGCTGTTACGGGTTGCCCCTCGGTAGGCTTAGGGAGGGCAGCTATGGCTGTTCTGAGATCGGGCGCAAACATGGCGAGCCGGTATTCCGTCCCCGCCGCCTTGATGCTACGCAAACCTAGGGCAGCACATGCGGCGTGCCATGGCTTCTTGTGGCCCGCTGCAAAGCCAGCTGCCACGTGGCCTAGTTCGTGAACCACGGTCCCGGCGATCTGGACCCATGATTCCTGGTTAAAGGCGCTAATCTCCACAAAGGGAACCGGCTGATCCTTATCCCCGTTGCGCTTCCATTTAGAGAAATAAGTAACGCCGCGAACGCCGCTTTCGCCCGCGCCATACACAAGCTTGATGGAATCGAGTTGGGATCGGATATCACCGGCCGGGATGCGAGCAATGGCGAGGGCAGCAACGGCGCTCACAAAGGATTCATGGGTGACAATGGCTGGCATGGGATCAATACCCCATAGCTTCGGCGCTATGGTCGCGCTGATGTTCCTCGCTCGTTTGCCAAGCGGGGAAAGTCACGCCCATATCGGGATCGACATATCCGCTGGCGAGTTGATCGACATGGCAAACGGTCAGGCCGCTGTGTTGCATTCTGCCATCGCAGTCACGGGCATCGCTATCCCATTCGCACGTGACCGTTTTGCCGTCGAATGAATAGGTAAGGACTGTCCAGCTATAGCCCTCATCGGTGGGTCCACCATAGGAATGAGAAAGGGTTTGACCGGCAGTGATCTTGAGTTTGACGATATCGCCGTTGTGGTCGGTCCAGAAACGAGCTTGTGCCATAGCTAAGGCCTTTCATTTGGTGATAGTAGAGGATTAGTGATTAAGCCAAATACTGCTCAACATAGGCGCGGGCGTCATCAGTCAGACGACCTGCTTTGAGCATAAGGCGCGCCATTGATTGGTCTAATCCAGCGTTTTTGCCCTTGGCGCGAGCCTTGCAGGCAGCCAGATCAGCCTTGACCATATCGAATGACCGCATCGGGATACCCCTCCTTGCAGCCTCTGTATGAAGCCATTGTATCGTTGTTTGTGCCATGACGTGCATTCCTTTCGGTTTAGGGGTTAGACGGTTTCAATTTTGGTGACTGTGCAAGCATGATCGTTGAACAGGCCATTAATCGCCCGTTCTGCGGTGCTGTAATTCTTGCCACAGCCAAGATTTGATGGGCCATGGTCAATATCATCAGCATAGAATGTTTCATCATAATCCTGCGAGACCTTGACCGGCTTGCGGTCGAAGCAATAGGCCGGATGGGGATGGGTTGCGGTGACATAATAAACGGTGCGGGATCGGGGCATTTGAGACCTTTCTTTTGGACGGAATACGGGCGGTTTGAGTGTTAGATCACTATTAGCTAACAGCATCAATCATTATCAGCGCTTAAACGATGAAAGGGCTAACTTTGGAAGATTATTCTCTCTTAACAATCTGGCATGGTTTATGCTACGCGCGCGCTAGTCCTCCGGCGCAAAATACCGTGGTATCGAAGGGAACAATCTGCTAGGGTTTGAGCGCGTGATTTGCGGCGTCATCAGCTGCTTTCGCCTTCCGCGCTTTCGCTCCGGACAGGTGAGTTGACGGGTTCCGCTCCGGGCGTTTTGCGTGCTCCAATTCTGCCAGGACGGCAGCACCACTTTCAAGCCGGTTCCGGATAGTGGCGATCAGGATCAGTCTGACACGTTCTGGCATTTCCCTTCGACCACTAAGCCAATGTTTCAGGCTGCCCACTGAGCACGTCAGCATAACCGTTAGAGAGGCATACAGACCGGGACTATGGTCAAGGTAAGGGAAGAGCCAAACTACAGCCCGCCGCATCACGGGCCAGCGCAGGGGCTTAGGGGCTACGTTGGCAAGCTTGCGGCGTTGGTAGAGAATATGGCCCGCTTGCCTCTCGCGCTCGCGCTGGCGCGCATTTGGCTGCACCGCGTTATCCCTTTATTCCGCTAACAGCTATCGCTTTGCTCAATGCTTTAGTGCTAAAGCCCGTCACGCTGTTACAACGCCCCTGTCGATAGCGTCACAGCGTATGGGCCTTGGGCTGTGACTAGGCTGGCAGCATGGCATAGGGCGTTTAAACGCGCAAGGCAGATGGACCGCGTGGAAGTGTTTTTATCGGTACTAGCCCGGACACGCTCCCCAAAAATAATTAGCCATGGCCCCTCCCTCCAGCCTGACCTCCCTGCCTATGTGGCTTGTAGGCTCCTCTGGAGCCGTCTACGACGATTTGATCGATGATGTCGGCTGACCGACGCCATTAAGTGCTTGATTTAGACGACAGGAATTCTATTATTGTTAAGCCGCCACGAGCAAATTGAGGACTGAATGTCAAAAGATCGCTTGAAGGAATGGCACCGGGCATGGCTGGCCCACAGGATAGACCGCACCGAGGATTGGCTGCTGGCCATGATGGACCAGGGGTTCCATATCCATCACATCGATGAAGACCGGAAGAACAACCACCCGTCGAACCTGATACTGATCGAGGGTGGCGACCATATGCGGCTTCATGGCATGGGCTATGTCCGTGTTGGCTGGAGGCTCAAGAAGCCGAAATACCGGGTGAAAGCCATCACCGTCCGGACAGGGCCAAAGCCACTACCCAACAACCCGAGCATGATGGACAGCATCCCGCCAAAGGACTTCGCCTCTCTTTTCGTGTCTTGACCCCGCCCTCTCCCTGCTGTATATTGCTCCTCAACAACAGGAGTTCCCATGGCTGACATGCTGACGGAGATCGAATACCTGCGCCGGAGGGTGGAATTGCTGCAGAGGCTCCGGGATTGCGCCCTGAGCATCAATGACGGCATGGAGCGATCAAAACCAGGAGACTGCTTCACCTACGAGGGCGGAATGAATGCCGTGGAATGCTTTCGTGACCTTGAAGCGCAGATTGTCTCATTCGATTATCACCACAAACCACCTCGGGAACCACGCTGGAGGGCTGCCTGATGGCCAAGCTGACACGGGACGAACTCATCGAGCGGGTGGCTGATGCCATCAAGCTTTTCGAAGGATATACCTGTCGGGAGGTAGCCAAGGTCGCCATCGAGACCTACGAGGAACTGACGACTGCCGACGCCTATGGAACCGAAGCCCGCAACAGGCTGCTGCGGGGGCTTCATGGTGGCGTGGGCGGCAAATGAAGGTCGGTGAGCTGATTGCTGTCGCAAGAGAATGCAAAGGATGGACTTTGCGCGATCTCGAAAAGCGCACGGGCATTACGAACGCGCTACTCTCACAAATCGAGACCGGACATATCAGATCGCCCAGTTGGCGGAATGTCGTTAAGATAGCTAGGGCGCTAAATCTAAAGCTGGACCGCTTAGCGGCATGCGAGGAAGAGAAATGAAGGTTTTTGGAGCCGATGAAGTCGTAACTCTCGACAAATACCAGCGAGAAGGGCGAATGCATCCATTTACCTGTACCAATCGTGGCGACGGCAACCATCGGGATATGGGCGGTGATCTGGGTGCCTTAATCCCGACCGTGCGCGGCTGGATATGCCCATTTTGCGATTACACCCAGAATTGGGCTCACGGCTTCATGAAGCAGCCATTACCTGATGAAACATTAAAGGAGCCCACATGAGCCGCGATCCCGATGGCAAGACCCACTGCTGCGAACAATGCCGCAAGGTGACTGATCTGTTCTACAACGATGATCAGGATGCCTGCCTCTGTGAGACCTGCATCGACAATGCCAATGAGGCGGCTTACCAGCGCCAGCAGGAAGCCGATCTGGAGAGTCCACCGGAATCATCCCGCGAGACACAGCTGCGGACCTGGGATGAGCATCAGCGACTACACAGGCGGTAACATGGCTCTCCACTTCACCGTACCGCTCTATCCAGCTGTCACCGGCCTTCAAAGCCCCTCAGAGTGGCCGGAGATCGATGCCAAGACCGTGGAACAGTTCAATGCATGGTTGCGGCACGAGATACAGGCCGAGATCAAGCGTCGGGCTTCGGTACCAGACGATGCCTCGGAATCCATGTCGGGGTCCTATGGCGATGAAATATGGTTCGCCCACATGCGAGCGGCGGCCATCCTGGAGATGGTGAAGCTGGCCAGAGCCAACCGTGGCAAGTCTATTTCCGTCGATCTCTATGGTGGATTGGGTTATCGTGGCGGGATGAGGCTGGGATGACCGACAAGGAACTGGAAGCAAGGCTGAGGGCATTGCTGGACCTTGACGCGCTGCTGCAGTTCGAGCGTGAGACGGTCAAGGCCGCTATCGAGCGATTGAGGAAAAAGGCGCAATGAACTAACATTTCCCTTTACAGGCACCCCTCCATGGTGTATATCCACGCATAACAAGGGGAACCCCATGCCAGACCTCATTTTCGACATCCTGATGCTGATTGCTGCGGTCATTGCCCTTGGTGGTGCCATCATTATGGCGTGGAACAGGATTTTTTGATGAGCAACCGCCAGATAGAGCAGAACGAGGCCATCATCCTGATAAGGAAGCTGGAAGACCGCGTTGTGAGGTTGGAAGCGGCACTGCGATCATGCCATACCGTTCTTCTTGGGCGTGGAGTTGATCCAGACAGCCGCATTATTGGCATAATCAATACCGCCCTCGCACCGGAGGGGGCGGAAGAATGGAAGCCACCGCTTGGGCCAAGTGCAGGACCATTACTGGACCGTATCGAGAAGCTGGAAAGAGCGTTGCTGGACATAACTGATTGCTACACTCTGCGGTTTGGTGGGAATGTAACTGCGCTGAAGCCAGACCTTGGAATCAGTAAGCCTTTCGATATTGCTCTTGCCGCTCTTGCATCGGGACAGGAATGAAATCTGTCAATGACCTTCTCATCGAAATCAATGCTGCATCACGCCGAACACGAGACGCAGCATTGCTAGCCCTTCTTTCGGACCTCAAGGAATTCCTGGAAAGCAAACCCCCAGCCCATCAGGAAAAGCCCATCCTTGAACCGAGAGAAGGGCGACCTAAGCGACCGCGCCGTGCCAGAGGGAAGATGCCCGAGCGCGAAGCCCAGATTCGCAAGAACAAATACATGAAGCGGTACATGAAAGAGCGTCGTCACAAACAGAAGGAAGCCAGACTTGCCAGCCCCCCATCGCATTCTGATCGAGATTGTAGTCAGGTCTCACATGCCGGAAGGTCTTCCGAACCTGCTGACGCTGACAAGGCCTTGGCCCAAGCAGAGGCGCATACCCAAAGCCAAGGCAAGCCGCCGTGGGAAGACGAGTAAGGCCAAGGCCTCCACCAAGGCGGAGAGAGCTTTCCTGAAGAAGCGGATTTATCAGCGTATTTTTATGAGGAAATATCGCGCCCGCAAGAAGAAGGAAGCCAAAGCGTGAGCCTCATTGACCTGTCGATCAAAATAGCCATTGCCATCATCGGCATCAGCATCGGGTTCTCACTGGTGTCCTACGCGCTTGCCGAAGACTGCCCCAAGGGTGCCTCGTCCTGCAAGGTCGTGGTCATGACCCCTGAGGAGATCGCAACCCTGATCCAGCCCGGCGGCGTCTTCGACCAGTCCACTTGGGCTAACCGAAGTGGCATGACCTCCATTGTCGAGGCATGGAAGAAGAAAATCGAGACTTCACCCAATGGTACGGTGAAGGCGGATGAGCCGAAGCAATGAACACACCGAGAGTAGAGCGTAAACAGGTCTCATTCTGGAACGATGAAAACAAGGAGACAGCGCGCCGTATGTATTTAGACGAGGACAAGTCATCCTCAATAGTCGGGGCCTATCTGGGTGTAACCAGGAACTCCGTGATAGGCATCATCAACCGAATGGGACTGAAGAAGGACAAGAAGGTCGTGGTCAAGGGACCAAAGAGAGAGCGCAAGAAGTATGTACGGGCAAGGACCGCTGCCGACAGGGTAGAGCGCCGGGCTGAAGGGCCTGCGCCTGTGCTGATCCACGGTGAAGCCATCCCGCCTCTACTGAACTCCGTGCTGGACCTGACCTATTGGAGCTGCAACTATCCATACGGAGCCCACAGCTTCCAGTTCTGCGGCAGGCCGAAGGTTCGCGGCGCATTTTGCAGACAGCATGCAACGATTTGTTATCAGGACCCCCTTTACAGGCGTGTTAGTTGATGTTAGATTAACAACGACCTGAGAGGTGGCCCATGCGCGTGTTGGTATGTGGAGGGAGACATTATAACGATGAAGAGCGAGTAAACGCTGAGCTTGACGCTCTGGTTAAGGAGCACGGCTGGATAATTGTTATCGAGGGCGGAGCGACCGGAGCGGATACGCTAGCGCGTAACTGGGCCACATTACACCGAGGCGAAGACGTTGCATTAAAGACATTTGAAGCGGAATGGCGTTTGCATGGCAGAAAAGCTGGGCCGATTCGTAATCGCAGAATGCTGATAGAGGGTCAGCCGGATTTGGTGTTGGCATTCCCGGGCGGGAGCGGAACTAGCGATATGGTTGGTAAAGCCATGGCTGCTGGTGTAAGGATCATAGAGGTGAAGTGATGTCTATTTACGGTTACGTTAGGTGTTCCACTGTAGAGCAGGCTGACCCCAGCCATTCTTCATTGAGCGATCAGGAGCGCCGTATCCACGGTGCTGCAATGGTAAGGGGAGACAAAATCGATGAAATCCTTACTGATCCCGGTATTTCTGGTTCGGTTGCTCTCTTCGCGCGCCCTGCTGGGGCTCGTCTTCTGTCTGTTCTGCATGCTGGCGATACCATTATTGCTGCTAAAATGGATCGAATCTTTCGTTCAGTCCAGGACGCCGTCAACACGGCAGAGCGACTGCGACAGATGGGAGTGAACCTGATCCTGGTGGATGTCGGCACCGACCCGATCACGGAAGGCGGCGTCTCCAAGCTGTTCTTCTCGATACTCGCAGCCGTAGCCGAGTTCGAGCGCTATCGCATTGCCGAGCGCAACATCGAGGGACGCAAGGCCAAGAAATCCCGTGGTGGCTTCATCGGTGGTGCCGCACCTTATGGCTACAAGGTCTATGGAAAGGGCAGCAATGCTGTCCTGCAGGAGGATGAAGATGAAAAGCGTGTGGTTTTTCGTATTTGCGACCTTGCCAATGGTCGTTCTCTACGGAGCGTTGCTCGTATTCTTGATGGCGAAGGCCTATCGGGTCGCGGTGGCAAAGCGTTCCATCCGGAATCTATCCAGCGCATCCTCAAGCGAGCAGGACAGGCATCGTAATGGGTGATCGCGTCAGAGCTATCCAGTTCTACCAGCAGGCTCAAGAGATCAAGGAAGGGAAGGCATCCAATGCGAATCCTGCGCAGGCTTATCAACTTCTTTCGACTTCGGTGGTCACGGACCCTACATTCGCCATGGGATGGTACGAGCTTGGGAACGCGAACTCCGACAATCTATGGCGACCTGCCGCCGTGGCCGCAATACGACGATCACTGGAGCTACCAGATGGCCAAGATGGATCACTGGCAGGAGACCTTAATCCTGAATATCGGGC